AAGCTTTTAGAGCGTGTTTCTGAGTTAGAAAAACGGGTGTTGGCTCCCCGAGACGTGGTTATAAAAATGTATATCACAAAAAATTTGCAACTATCTGAGCGCATAGAGATTTTAGAAAAACAACTTAGGTTGCTAAAAAAAAACCAATCGTCTATAATAGAGCCGATTGTGCAAAAATCAGAATATCCAATTATTTCTATACCTGTCATCGACTATCCATCGGTGTTTACTGAAGGTGTTGGCTTTGGAGAGTATCTTTTAACGGTCTATGCATCTTATCAAGAAAACCCAAAACATGTTTATGACACATTTGTTTTTAATGGGAGGGTGCGCTTAGAATTTTTTTCATCTATTTTTGCAGTCACGTCACTGTTTAAGGGCTCGTGGTTTGTTGACAATTTTACAATAAGCACAGGCGACGACATTGTTTATTTTGCGTGGAAACTGGTTGCCTTACAGGTAGTGACGTCGTTTATGATTTTGTTGCGAAGTTTTGAAAATTCAATCAAACTGTCACTAAAGACTCACATTTTAAAACCCCAGCTGTCACAGACTGCACACTTTCTCCAATTACACCTCCAGCAGTTTACCGAATTGGTTACTATAAAGTGTAGTCAATATGCCACAACTTATACGAGTCAACCGCCTATATCAGAATATACCAAGCGAATTACGCTCGCTATATGCACACTTGAAGATACTTTAGCTGAACTCGATAATTTAAACGATCCTGAATATGACAACCCACCCCCAACAAAAAGACAGCGACGAGGAGAAAAAGACGGAGATGGTAAAAAGAAGACTCTTAAAGGACGTGATAAAAAACCTGAGCCAATGCGAGAAGCTGATAGTGGGGAATTATAATTTTATGCAATATGAAACGACAATTGACATGGGACGTTTTGGCACATATGATATTTGTAAAATTGTGGCTGGAGGGGGGTATTCCAGTAGAGGAATAATGATTTTTGACAGTGACAATATTACAAAATATTTCATCAGAACGGGAAAGTGGACTAATTATGTGGCGAGTGAAGTTGCCATTTTACGCAATTTGGATCACATCAACATTCAAAAATTGTGCATGGGAATTGTTAATGTTGAAGACCACCAGTGCTCTTTAATTTTTGAAGGCGCTGTGAGCGACTTGGATCAGATTGATTTTGCAACAATGAAGGGTTTAAAAACTTGTGTCATGAGAGACATCATCCCCGGAGTTCAATATCTACACAGTGCAGGTTATATACACATGGATATCAAGTGTTCCAATATTGTTATGGGCAACAATGGAATCTGTAAATTAATTGATTTTAATTTGGCTATGCCGATTGGTACTATATGTACGCGCCAGGTTGGGACCGTTAAATACATGGCTCCCGAGATTGTAGCCGCACAAAAAAAGCCTGTAATAGTGAGTCCACAGCAAGACTATTATTCACTTGGAGTTACGATACGGTCTCTTCGACACGTTGGACATAGGATTCAACGACTCAGAGATTTTTCTAATCCAGATTGGTCTTTTTTGTGCAAGTTGATTGGTGAATTAACAGCATTTTTTCCTCAAAACAGATGTCTGAATATATAAACACACACGTCTCAGACTATGCTGAGTTTGTACAAAATGAGTGGGTTCGAGGAGTAATGGCTGCTTGGTTTGCTGAAAAAGGTTCAATGGCGATGATTTTATCTGGAGACGCTGGGTGTGGAAAAAGCCACACGTTGATGAAGCTTTTAACACAGATGGATCGCCTGGGACTGTCTCAATGTTACACTGTTGCGGCCACGACTCACAAGGCGGCGTCTATAATGAAAGCTGTAGATGCGCGCACTTATCAATCTGCTTTGGGTTTTAACATGGAAATGTGCCGCGCAAACTTTGAAGAGTTTAAAAAATTATATTTGAAAAAATATGCGGCTGTTATTGATAAATGGGAACGCATTGTCTTAAAAACACTTGAACTGGCTAGCTCAAACAGTGACCACCCCTGTGTGGAATTGTCTATGCGGTGTGCAACTTGCTATAGCATTATCGCAAGTGTTTTGAAAAGCACGTTTCCCAAGCCTTTTTTTTTGGGACGCGGGTTGCTCTTTATTGATGAATATGGAATATTGTCTGAGCTGTCGTTGCAAAAAATTTTGTTTGTGCTATCTACGTTTAGACTACCTGATCAAGGCTATATTCTTATTTTCACAGGCAGTGTGTCTCAATTGCCAAGCCCCGAGATGCCACAGATTTGGGCGTCAATGTTGTTTAAAGAAATGATTAGCCACACATATTCTCTGTTTATCAATTTCAGAGTTGAAGACCGAGGCTATGCTGAAGCAATCAGCCTGTTTCAATTTAACACTATTACAAAGCCAGCTGTTGAGATTTTTAACTCTAAATCCATTGGGGCCAAGGCTATTGACACAACACATGATGAAAGCGTCACACGAATTTTTAACAACAACAAAGACCGTGACACCTATAACATTAATTTTGTTTCAATGATGGAACAGCGGGGTTGTAAGAAGGTGACTGTCAATGCCTTGATTAACAAGGTGGGCACAAGTGATATCACATATGGAGAATTTTTTGATTATCTCACACTCACTGTGCCCAAAATTTTTAACAAAACCAACAAAGGATCTCACACTTTTTTTTTACACGGGCCCGTGCTACGAGTACCGAGTCAAACCAAGTGTGTGTTACACAAGTTTGTGAAACACGGTCAGCACGCTATCATTGAAGAACCCAAGGGCGTTTATTTTGAAGTGGAGCGGGAAGTTGTTAGCTACAAAGGATGGGAAGCGGCATATTTTCCGTTTTTTTCTATTGTGAGCATCAACACCTATTCTGCACAGGGCGAGACGCTCCCGGCTGTTGTGTACATTCCACCCGAAAAAAACTATATGATGTCTAGTATCAAAGCTAGTGCTTATGTTGCATGTTCTAGAGTAAAGACACGAGACTTGATTCAGATATCATGCAATTCTTTTGCCAATCGAGTGGGGACGGTCAACTTTTTTTTAAATCAACTATTGGATCACAAAAAGGAACTGGAAATGGGGTATATCCCCAAATGATGCCGCTCGCAGAATTGATCAACTATCCACATGGTACTGTTGACTTAAGCTATCATCACACTATGATAGAACACAATTTATCACCACCTCCATTTGACGCCACCTCAACAAAAATGATTGATTATATCTTGGACTATTGGATTCCGTGGTATCACATTCATTTTGATATACCGACAGAAGTACAGTTATATAACTTGAAACAATCTGTGTCAAAAAATAAACTGTGGTTGATGTGTATAATTACTTCATTAACCTGTACATGTGTCAAATCTTTAACTAAAGCTACTTTTGTTTTACCATTGAATAAACAGGATTAACAACATGACAACTATCACAGCTTTTATATCACCACTATATTCAAACAACGTTGCTTCAAAAGGGGCACAGCCTCCACACATACCTAATTTATCATCTGTGTCTATTCGTGACACTGACATTCCCAAGGGTGTCTTTGTGCCTATTTATGGCAATAAATATTTGCCCACTATCCATGGAACAATGCCGCCTCTTAGGGGTGTCATGGGACTCACGCAAACGGGAGGTTCTCTTAATGAGCCAATAACTTTAGAAATTATGGGAGGAAAGATGTATACTGTGCTCAATACTGGCGCTGAACCGCTAAGAGTTGGAGACCACTTTACTGTTGAATACCCGACTGCTCAAGATGTAGAAGCACAGATTAAAGTTAAATCTAGCCCATCTGCTCGAAAGATGTGTTCAGCAAAATCATTTGCCAGAGCATTGCCACTATGGGGTGGGTTTTTGGCTGTAAAAAAAATTGATCCCATATATTGTAGAGAAATTTTACACAAACTCAATCGAGATGTTACGGTATTGAAAAGCACTGAGCTGTTGGTTGGTTTAAGTGAATTGTATACTTATCTGGATAACATTGGTGGAGGTGCTAAACATGTTTTTGCTGATGTATATAGTGCGCTCTATGATGGAGGACAACTACCTGACAAACAAGCCGTTTCAACAGCGTTTACTCGCACTGACTTGGAACTTGTACAAAAAATTTTAAATTCATGTTCACAAATGATATCTGCTGCCAATTTTAACACCGTTGGCATGTACATGTCTAGTACACTTGCTAACCCAACACCAACATCTGTTCACGACCAAGTGTGGAGTACCGTTGATGGCCAGACTGAGACGGGGCTCACTTTTCGAGCATATATGAAACAATTTGCTGGACTATAAAGAAGAAAAACACATTACAAAAGCTTGTTTTATTTTAAAACAATAAAGTTTATTACATTTTAAAAAGATTCAAAAAATTTGTCTGTGTGGTTTGTTTAGACGAGTGTGGTGTAGTAATAGATTGTGATGGTAAACTCGCAGTTAATATAGCTTGAGGTGGTCCACTCGGGGGGGACAACACGGGGGGTGGTATAATAGAAGCTGTAGCTTGTGGTGGCATCACATTCACACCGGGCGGCAGCGGTTCTTGCTGTGGTTGGTCAACGACATGCGGCTGTTTTTCTCTCTCTCCCTTTTTTACTAGCTCCAAGAGAGTTTCTGTGAGTGTTGACACTCGCGAAGACATGTCTGTAATTTTATCCATAACTTCTACTCCCGGGTTGCGTTGTCCAAAAGGAGTACTTACTATTGTCTCAATTGGATCTTGTTGTTGTGTTTTTTGGTGTTTTTTTAAAGGCTGGGTTGTAAATTCATCAGAGTCGTGACTTCTTTTGTTAGCCTTTTTTTCTCCCAGATGAGATTCTATTACACTGTTGATTAATGTTCTCAGACCATCCTGTAATAGGTTTTCGTCTTTTTTTTTTAAACCGAGAGATTCCATAAGTTTTTCATTGATATCTTGCTCACTGTGGCGAGGTGCATATTGGGGTGGGTGTTGATAGCCATATTGACTGTGCATGTTATTAGGCATAAACCCCGGATACATTGGATTTCCATACATGCTATAAGGCGAATAGACTGGGGGAATTTGTACCGGTTGATACCCGTTATATGCAGCGCCCGCTGAAAATCCCTGAGATGGTTTGGAGTGAAACTGCTGCAAGTGGTGCATCGGTGTTACAAACCCCGGGTGAGGATACTGTGTAGCTTGCATCATAGGAGGTGGATTAAACCAAGTTCCTTGTTGCTGCATTGAAGACTGTTGCTGACTATTGCCGGGTGCTCCTGACCCTGAGGGTTGCTCATTATTCACTTGCATGTTTGCGCTTAAAATTTTAGGTGGCTCACCAATTAACTGCTGGTGTATTGTTTCACCGTCTTTTAAATATTGTTCAACAACGGTCTCTCCCTTGTGTGCATATACTAATTTTAAAAGTTTAATATAATTGTTTAATGATTCTATATGTGTTTTATAAAACGCTTCTATATCGTCGTTGCTTTGGTCTTGTATATCATCAACTGTTCCAAAGCTAGCCAATAACAAATTACACATTTGTGTGTGTGGTTTAAAACAAAACGATTCCAGTGTTGCCGATAAATTTTTAGATGTAGTTAGTTTTGCAAAACACCCCTTTCTAGCAGGAACAACGACTAGGCTACATTCTAAAATAACTTCGTTAAACCCAATATCACCTGTGCCTAAACTAAGACCACACGGAATAACACTATTTTCAAAAGAGTTTTTAAACGTTGAAATACACCGTTTAGTTAATTCAGATTCATTTAACCCCGCAATGACGTTTAAATAAATTTGGTCTTGTTTGTGAACATGCCAATAACCTAACACAGTTCCGATTGACATTTCATGTGCATATTTAAAATCTCCGGGAGAGCGTTGTGTCATTGTGCTACACACGTTTAAGGGTTGTTGATATTTGTCAATTGTAGCCTTTGTTAAATCACCCGGTATTTGAGTGTCTGTTATCTGTTTTTGATCAGAAAAAATACAACACGTTCCCACTACAAAAGATTTATATTGTTGATATAAAGACGGGAGCACGTAGCTGGATTTACCAAAACACTTGTCACAAAATTGAGGCACGGTTATTTGTTTGTCAACAACTTTTTCAAACTCAGCGGGTGAGCTATGTGTATAAGCTGTTAATGAGGGGTTATAAACTCCAGTACTTTGATCTGGTCTCATGACCCAGATTGCTCCGTCTTGATCAATTTTCGAAGCGCCTTTTTTTGCTAGCGCCTCCATAGTTATAATGATATATTAGGCCAGTAGCAGCAGTTTTAATGCGCAGTTGTTGAGTTGACAAGTTCCACTCGTATTGAATGTTTAAATCTCCAAGCGCTTCCAGTGCTTTACCTGACAAGTGAACAGTTTTTTGATATAATACGATATAATCGTCATTAGACAGTGAGCATATTAAAGGCACCGTATATGCGTCCATGCTTATAGAGCGCATTAGGTGACCAAAGGATGTAAAAAATTGAAAGTGCCTGCTCCTCAAATTCAATTCTTCGGGTAAGCTTTTAAAATAACCTGCAAACAATCCTCGATCGGGTTTGGCCCGCGCACAAATTTGACACGCCGATTTATCTATTATTAATAACTGTCTACCATTTGGATTAATTTGTAAACATTTATGATTGATATCTATCGATTGTAAAAGCATTGCTATTTGTACACCGTCAAAAACATCTCCACTTAACGCTGTTGTGATGGACATTTTTACAACTATTAGTGAGAGTATGGCTATTGTAAATACTTCTCACACACCAATTAATGATATGACACCACCAGCAAACAATATCATGGAAAATGATAAAAACACCAGTTCTGAAGACAAGCCTTGGGGAGTCAACTTTTCTGGACCTGATTTTTTGGTAAACTACCCCATGCGATCTGATTTGATAACTTCTGTTCAACCGGTGCCCTTTCAACAACCTTGTGTGATATGTCAGGTACATAATCCTGACACTGGAGTTTCATTGGCTACCGCGATGGAATTTATGGTAAAAACTAGGTCATATGAAGACGCAATGGCTTTTTTACAATCTGTCAACCCTGAGATTGCAACGTGGGAAAATATCAACATTCACTTTAACCACGGGATTAAAGACCCGGACGACAAGTTAGAGTTTCAAATCGACTCTCTTATCGACGTTCATTATAGAGCAGGCATGTCCATTGGACGAGAATTTGCAATGGCCGTAACAGCTAATGGATCTCAATATTTGGCGCCAAATGAAAAAAATATCAAATGTTTGTCGTCTCCGACAAGCGGGATGACTAAATTGATTCAAACAAAGATGGATTTAAGAAAAATAAAAAGAAAACACAATAAATAAAGACGACAATTTTATATCAATTTGTGTCAATAGTTTTTATTGAAACATGGTTAACAAACATTCAATGTCTAGAGTAACCAAAGTGTTAATAAATGTGTGGTATGAAACAAGTAAAGGCACAATGATTGTTTTTTCTAAATATATTTCTGATGGAGTTATTTGTTTTGTGGTGTTTAAAGCACTCCGTTTTTTTTTAAGATTGTTCCATGTTAGCTTCATTTGTAGTTGTTGGACGTTTATTTCTGTAAACAACTTTTCTGTCTCAACATCTTTTAAGAGCACATCTTCTGTTACGATATATTTAACTATAGCATCGCCCATTTGTCCCGTTATCAAACACTGTGCAGTCGGTTTGATAACTTGATCTGTTGCCGCGCTGAGTTGACAGGTGTGTGCTAGTCTTAAAAAGGCTGCAACGTCACATCCAACAAAATGTCTTTCAAGTGTTGAAACCACCTTTTCTTTTAGAGGCATCACACAGTGTGTTATCAGTCGATGTTCTTCGCCGACAATTAGCTCTGATATTTGTTCATAGTCGCCAGACTGGCGCAGTGCTAATAAGCTTACCAGGCGTTCAACGCTAAAAGCCATGTTATATTTTAAAATTACAAACTATGCCTTTTTTGTGAGGTGGTTAACAGGAACCGTTGATGTTGCCGACGAACGTCTCTGGGATAGAATAGGAGGTTATTTTAATCTCGTTTCTCCAAAAGGAATGCTGTTAGATTTAAGCAAACAACAATATGTACCCTGGAGTGCGCCGTTTCACGCAATGTTTTCGGATTTTTCTCTCGACAACAACACTGTGGGCATTGCCAGAGAGAGTTTTTTTCAGGCCGTTGTTAAATATGTTTGGAGCATCGACGGAGCAACTGAACGAGTGTTGAATACAATCACGCAACTCATTTGTGACAAAGCAAGTTTTCGAGGCGAATATTGGGTGCGCGTTTTAGAAACGCTAGCGCGCAACATAAAATTTGAAACACCTCCCGATTTACTTAAGGCGCTGCTCAATCCGCGCATACCCCCAGAGTATAAAAACTTGATTACCGTGTGGAAGATTCACCTGGCCAATGTCTATGCCGGTCAATATGACGCACTGTTGTTGTTTTTAAAGTTTTTTCTCGACACAACACTAATTTTGTCAACCGATAATATTGAACTCATCAGTTCTTTACGCCACTATAATTCTATTCCATATACTAAAAAACTCTTGAAAGAAAAAAAGTTTTTTGACAAGTCATTTATTCGTCTATCTTTTACTAACACGCTAACAAAAACTGAAAGTTGTAAAATTGTCTATGGAGATGCAGTCTATCAAGAAGCGCTCGTTGATCGACTTTCTTGGGGAGCCGCCCTGTGGTGGTATAGAAAAAAAAATACTCACATGGTCGAAACATCATCTCTATGGACAAGATACTGTAAGTGGATGGTGTCCACCGACTTTGAGCTACCTGACGAGTAATCTCATTATCCCCATCTACGAGTCAACGCCACAGTTTTATATCCACTCAAAGCACGTCAACACTGTGACGAATAAACAACATATTATCCACACGAGGCGATATGCGCCATACAAATTTACACAGAGTAACATTATCAAGACACCTGGGTCTAAGTTTGTCATGGACAAAAAAAAAACGGTCAATGTTTTTGGAGTCAAGACTACGAGGATTGAATTTACAGAGGGTGCACACAGGTCTGCAAATTATACGGCAAACTGTAAACCGTTATTACAACCTGTGTTTAGAAACTATTTTGACTTGATTATGAAGTCTCATGAAGAGTTTGTAACGTGTTCAAAAAAAGACGTTGTCAACAATCTCAATTATACCACATATTTATATGGTGTGTGTAATCCATTTTTCACAGTGATTGGGACGAGCTTTAAAAAGGGTGACTTTTTAGAACCATTTTTCTTTTCTAGCATCAACCTAACAAATTATCAAGACAACTCTAACCAACTGTTTGTGTCAATGACCATAAACTCTCAGCGGCTCACACATGACAGTGTGTCTGACTTGGGAAAAAACTTGAAACCAATTTATGACCTGCTCGAGGTAGACATCAAGCTCAACTGGTTTTGTTGTATGATTAGTCTCTTTTTTGATGGATTTATCAACACCCCAAACAAGGTTGTCATACTATGGTTCAATGAAATGTATTATGTTGCGCGACCACACTTGAATACAACCCGAGAACCGAGCGATTGGCTAGCATATAAAACATTTATGTTACACAAGTGTGCGCCTTATTTAAACGGCTACTCGCTATCGTTTGGACAAAAAACAGGACAGTTTGTTTATAAAAATTGTGAGTTTATTCACATCGTCTGTGTGCTCCTAGAGTCTATTTCTGAGAAACACACTGTGGCCATTGAAAGTTATGGTAATTTTTTGATAGGAAGCAACAAACGGCAAGCGTTTTGGGAACTGATAGCCACGATTCAAACTGTTTTGGGGCACTCAGCCATAACACACTGTGAAACCTCGACATCGGTGATCATCACCCAAGACAAGGTAATTGTGTGGAACCATGGACCAAGTTTTAGAGTGGAACCAAAAGTCATCAAACTTCTTTGCACAAAAATTACAATGTATCACCAATACAACATTGACCGAGATGAGACTGATGGAGAACAAGCTAAGGATTAACAGCATCGTTAATGGAATTACCAAGGATGAGACCTTTTGGCTAGACAAAATTAATTCACTTGGGTTTAAAGTTGCTAAACAGAAAGAGCGCATTAACAAAGACGACTCTGACGCCGTTGTTGAACCACACCTAGAATTGATTTACAACAAAGGAACGCCATTTGTTTTGCTACAGCTTGTTCACAACAATAATGTTGTATATCCACCAACATTCCCAACCCCAATTTTACAAAAGGGGACTCCTGGAAAATGTCCCTTGTGCGATCAAATGATACCAGCGCTAGAACCTCACATGATTAATGAAATTAAAAATTTAAAACAAAAAGTTGATATAAACGCTAATGGCAACTGGGATTTGAACATTACAGCAAATATTAAATGCTTATTTACTAAAAAGATATCAAAAGAAAAAAGAGATTTGATTCTCTTATTAAAACAAAAATATCCGCCGTTGAGGTCACCGTCGTCTTCACTAGCTGCTATAGTTGATAAATTTATAACTCAAGCACAAAATGTCATTTCTCTATGTTCCTAATAAAGGCTCTGAAAAAATGACTTATGAAAATCCAACAGTGCACCGTGATTCTAATGGAAGATATACTATTTCCACATCTTACAATGCAACTGTGGACAATTTAGAAACGGGTAATGGTGTTTTAAATACGTTTAAAGAAGCATTGAAAAAAGAACACATTATAACAACAAACACTTCCATGGGCGAGCATCACTGTATACGGTTCCAAGTACCGTTTGATAAATCTGTTGATTTATCTTGTTTGAGCCTCATGAACGGAGTGGTGTTTATTGTTGAAGATTATTGTTATATATACATAAACTCTATGTCAAACTCTACAGCGGCTGAACATGTTTCAAGACACTGATAAAAGGTTTGTAAAACCTGAACCACCAAAACTTGCAACAGCTAAACTTGTAAATCAAGAAGACCCCAAACCAAGCAGACTTACACGTTTTTTGTTTTGGTAAATAAAATTTTTATTAAAAAACAATCATGTTGTGTTTTGTGTTTGTGTTTCAAGAATAATTTCTGGATTGTTGAGGTCTTCTCTTAGTCTTATCTCAGATGGGTTTAGACCTATTTGATTGGCAAACAATTCTGGAATTGAGCTTATATCAATTTTGTCTGTGAGCACCATGAGTTCTGCAAATGTCAACCGCGGTATTTTTGTGGGATACAAGTGCTCAACAAAAACACCCGCGGTGTTTATCATTTTTAAAAATGTTATTTGAAGCGAAATGCTTGGGATAGAAACCTGTTTACCTGTGCTTGAATATTGTAGCGCGTGTTTACGTCGCGTAAACATATTAATCCCGGTAAACATTGATTCCCACACTACAGTCCACAAGTGTAAAAGTTCTTCAATTTCAGGTAATGATATATTTGTTGTAAATAAACACAGCAACTTAGTGTTTTCTGGTAAGCGGTGAATGTCCGGCGTCTCTGTGCGCGGTTTTGACATGGCATTTGTAAGTATACCCTTTAAAAGGCGTTGGTCATCTTCTGTGAGAGTCTCCATGTGTTGTGTTGCGGCAAACACGTTTCCCCCTTCAATGTGCCCCAAAATTGTTTTAAAGGCAGAATATTTTGACGACTTGTCTTTTAAATCATCTAATTGAGAGTTAAACTCATTATACATTCTCTCTTGTATATTATTATTGTTATTTCTTAAAAGAAAAGACAACGCCGTGTTATTGGGGTCGTTAATGTTGCCACTGCCCATGCCAACAAGACCAGGTGGCACGTTAGATTCTGCAACAGTTGTGTGTTGGTGGTGGTTCATCATGCCCGTAAACTGTATTAAGTTTTCATATGTTGTGCGCGACAACTCTCCCTTGTTTATTTCTCTAGTAACACTGCTTAAAGACGGCTCCTGTTGAGTCTGCGGCGCGGTAACAACGGTGCGCTTGGCGTTCATTGAAGCTGCCTTCATATAGTCTTGAAACAAGCTTTGAAACTTTTGAGAATAATCTTTGAGTTTATACGCGGGAGACGACAACTCGGCGTTAAAAGAAATGGGTTCGCCAATGGCTTTATAACAATTTTCTTTTTTATCTATCACATAACATTCATCATTATCAAAACAGTAAATCATCTGTGTGACATTTAAATCAACCGGGGGAATAAATGGGAGATAACTATTATAATGCCGTCTGATGATCCCACACAGCATTACCCCCAAAAGTTTAGCATCGCCCATATCCATTTTTATAATGGTACGACTATAAGCTATCCCAATTGTTCTAATGAGTGTAGCGGGGATGTTAGGTATTAAGTTTAAAAGATGGGTAAAGTGAGCAGGGTTAAACATATACGTGGTTAGCTCGTGAGAAAAAACAGCCTCTTCAATTTCCCTCAACAGCTCGACTCTGGTTTTTGACACCAAGTGAATATTATACAGTTTTTTATTTTGAGACTGCATGTCACACATGTCATATGGCGTAAACCCTGTCAACGCGGTCCACGTTAGGTGTCGTTTAAACATTTCACTCACATGTGCCTGAAATCCGTTTTTTATTAACATCTTACTTAAAATTCCAGCAATGTGTTGCATGTCGGCAATGTGGTTAGGAAAGCTTTCCATAAACAGCTTAGTACAAAAATCATCTATCGCATAACCTAAATTTAACGTGTTGACCATCTCAGAAATTGTGTTTGTAAATGGCTTGTCTGTCTCATATATGTTTTTAATTTCTTCCCAAAACGGCGTCTTAGACATTACTATCAAAGAGTGCTTTTTTTCTTGTACACAATCTTGTTGAATATAAGTTATTAATTTAAACAAAAGATCGTTTTCACTCGAAAGCCCATCCACGTTATCACACACGAGGTTATACATTGACATGGCATTATTTTTTTTGTGTTGTCCAGACATTTATATTTGGCTAAAAACCTGTTGCAGTTTTCAAAATAATAAGATTATTATATATGATTTATTAAAGAAACGAGAAGGTGAGTTAACATCAGATATTTCTCTAGGCGCTATAGTTCAATATAAAAAGGTAACAGAATTAGACCGCGCCTTACAACAAACACACAATCCTGAAGAATCAAATATTATATATCATAAGGCAATTTTACACCAACAGTTGGGCAATAAACTAGTTAACGAGTTAGACCGATGGGACATAACGTGTGCAAAAAACAACATAACAGATTTAAGCAACACTATACACGACATTAACAACCAAGTGTGTTTGCTAAAAACTAACAAGTCTGAAGTTCTTGAAAATTATCAAGATACAATAAACAATTATCCATCGGCTAGTTCTACTATTAGCATACAAAAAGAAAACATTAACCACTTTTAAAAGACAGAAACATAGAAACAAACCCTGAGAAAAATGGAGCCACAGTCTGAAGTTATTTATCAGCTTGACTCTCGCGCGTTGATTAACATCTTAACTAACGCGGGAGAGTTTGATAAAGGTTTAAAACATGGCGTGTCTTGGTTTGTTAACAACGCCATGGAGCTCGAGCGACAAATTATGGGAGGGTCTGCCAGCGTCGTGTCTCGCGGAGTCGCGGGACCGGGGTTAAATGCAAGAGATTTTGGAAACAAGGTTATTGTTCCTTTGATTAAAATTTCTGTTGGAAGACTTTTAAACAGGCGCCAGATGGGTAACCTCGGGGCCTTTTTACGACTCGTGTCTTCAATCTATAAACCTGAAAGTATCCCCCAAGCAACTCCAGAGTTTCACATGATTTTTGACGTTACCGAACAGCGTCTTGCCCAGTTGGGAAATTTACAAACTGTGGCAGGGGGGTCTACAACAACTTCATATGATCTTATCGTTTCACTCGAACGACAGGTTGTGTCTATAGAGTTTGACACACAGGAAATTTTTTATACAAACGACCCTTTGCTGATTGCACAGGCCATTACCAGAGAGCTTGAAACGGCAGAAACTAGCTGGGACCTCACTTTGTTAGTAGAACACGCCAAATTTTGTGCTAGACAGCCGCTATTAGCTGAAGTGTGTCAGCTTAAAGACGCTGCAAAAATTAACGACACGTCTGAAGGTACAATTATCAAAGCGTGTCAACTGGAAAACTTGGTATGTGGCGCGGTTAATCGAAACCCGCGTAATTTTATCTCGCTGTTACACACGGGACTCAAAGGAATCGACGGAGCGCCCACCAACAGCGTTGTGATAACTACCAACACAGTGTATCGCAATAGCGCGCTTGATACTCGCCTCTCGAGTGTTGCTGTTGAAAATGATCCCAAAGTCTACACTTATAACGTCAATGGTGCAATTGGCATGTCGGGCATTGCCACGTTTGGCAAAGTTGTCCCAGAGCTGACACAGCGAGATTTACCACCGCCCGACTTCCCCTCAGTCTATGACCCGGCTGCAAAATCAAAATACGGCGACTCGTGTACACCAGAGCCCGATTTTAGAATTTCAGCGATAAACATGGGTCACGACGAGCACATGCCGCTTATTGCACTAGACTCTACAAAATTTTCAATGCACGGCAATATGAGCGTAGAGTCTACACTGACACAACCTTGTGTTAAACGGCTCTTTTTTACAGTGGGCACCTGTCCCAACATTTATGCTAGCCTCAACCCCAGCAGTTTTTATACCGAGAGCGACCAGCGTGAAATTACACCAAGTATGATTGCCATGAGAGCCCCCTCTTCATCCTATATTATGGATTTAGACCGTGGTAATACGGTGCGCGAAATTACACTAGTAGACTTACACAGGAGATTTTTACTAAACAACCCCACCGCGTTTAACCTACCCGTGTTTGTACGCAAATTTTTGCGATTGAAAGACATACTACCCATGTTTAATGAACTACAACAGTCTAGACTGTTTCTTGCCAACACGTGGGATGAAAAAATGTGTGACATTCAATCGATATTTGACTTTGATCCGCGACACATGATTGTTCAACACACGGGACAAATAACCGACAGTGGCGGTATAATCATAAGTGAAGATTTACCAAATAGCGGCCATAGAGCCTATAGACAATATGGGGAGCATAGAGAACGCGGAGAACGCGGAGAACGCGGGCTGCATGGAGAACGCGGGCTGCATGGAGAACGTGGGCTGCATGGAGAACGTGGGCTGCATGGAGAACGTGGGCTGCATAGAGAACAAAATGAAGAAAATAATAACTTTATTTTTGCAATAAGACGAATGTGCATGTATAACTCAAGTCCTCTTAATATGAAAGCAAATGAGCTCATTGGAGTATTATCGTCCATGTATAAATTTGCACCACCTTGTTTAGCTATTGATAATTATTTTACATTTGTTGCAGCTGCTCTTGAAGATAGTACTATGACAGGTGTCACAGACTTGTTTGAAATTAGACAGTGTGGTCTTGATAACCGAAATCAACTTTCTAATGATCATCTACAACGGTTGTATAACAATGGAGACCACTATCTCCCACTATCTGATCCTTATTGCCAGCTTATAATTTTAAATAACCTTGAAAGAATTGTAGAAGTTGCCGTTTCACCAGAAGAACTGGCAAGAAATTTAGTATATAGAGTTATCATAAACACAATACGATCTGGTATGACAGCAATACTTAACTTATTTGCAACTATTTTCAGTGAGTCTGAATATAGTATTTTTGATCCTGATATAATGACTCGGTCGCTGTTGTACACACAGAGAGGAAATAGACAACAACCTGTTTTTAATATTGTATATGGAGGCGTTCTTCCAGTGTTGACTACAAAACTGTATCGTAATAGTATGCACTTAGAAGCTGAAACTGTAACTATTGAACAATTGGGCTATAGGTCATTTACCCAGTCGTGTTTTGTAAACACCTCACATAGATTAAATGAAGATCATGTTCACGAGCTATGGAGTGGAATGTATAATGACAATCACATTGAGATTGTAAGACCAGTGTGGAAACAGAGAGTGGTTTTACTCAACAAAACGTTTGGTAACAGTAAACCATATATGGGGCTATTGGGTCATTTACACTATTCAACCCGCATCGTAGAAACTGTCTTGACAGATCATTTTGATGTCAACTATTATTCTGGTATTTCTTATCTATGTGTTAGAACTACGCGGTTTACGGGACATGGAATGACTGTGATGCCCAAAGAGTCTGCGCGCCTAGTTACGGGTAATATGTATGCTGGCTTCCCAGTTGCAGAATCTACTGGCAAGTCGGTATGGACTCAATGTATGGAACTGGCAGTTACACCAGCCGGGTTAGATAAACTGGGCGTTTACATTCCCAACGTGCTGGTTACTAACCTTAATGGTTTTGGCGTAAACTTTGAAACGTCTAATGTCAATGCCATCATTGTCATGGATCTGTATAACGGGTTTACACCTGAAACACAAACAACCGCCGCGCCAGTATATAATATATTACCAACGTGTGGTAGATACGATTTTGATGTAGAGATAGACTATACAACACCAGATCAACTCACGTCTAGATATTCACAGTGTCCTACCTTGTTACACTTTTTTGGCGTTGGGTTTGATAAACTTAAAACCTTGATTGACGCAAACCAGCTACCTCCTGAACACAGCTTTTCTTTATTTATGCAATCTGTTAACAGGGGGGGTGTGTTTGCTACAATTCCTGTGATATTTCGAGATCACTCACTTCTTACAGATACTGAAATTATGAAACGCACACTATATGGCACACCCGATGATCGTAATTTGTATAGACCAACACTGGGATTGATGTTTGCAGACAATTATGTTATTGGAAAAAATGGAGAATTTATATTTAGACAGCCCGCTTCTGCACAATCCCCAGTGACTCTGGCTCTTTCACCAAAAATATTAGGAGAAACAATGATGAACGGTGTTCTTTTTGGAGATGCAGAATATGGATTTAACATCAAGCTGGCTAAATATACTGGCGTTACTGTCTCAACACACGTCGACATCAATGGATATTAAAGACTGTGTTTAAACTGTTTATAAAAATGAACTCAATTGTTTTTATCATAATAAAACTTTTTAATTTTATGGGCGCGTTTTATGAGTCTTTTTTTGTACAACCCTTTATACTCGACTGGCAAGAAAAAATTGAACAAGATATGGTTGATTATAATAGAGAAATGCTATCAAAAAAAATTAACAATGCTATAACAGCTCTAGAATTACAGACAAACAGATTACAAGTTGCAAATCAAGAAGATGATGTATATGCCACGAGGCTAAATAATAGATTGTTAGACCACGAACAGCAAATAGTAGAGCTGGGACAGAGAGAAACGCGAGAACATAAAAGAATACAACAAATTGTAGACTCGTGTAAATTAGAATATGAGACAATACTCAGTGGTAAATCACAGCGATATATTTTTATTCACTTAAACACACAGACAATCAGAATTTTAAAAGCAAAAAAAGATACAGTAGACAACGGGTCCATAGACATGCGCTTATTGGGCGGCACACAGCTTGTTGACGAATTTATTAAAAACGTCTCTTCCACAATCAACGCCAGAGATACAATGGAGTCTGCAGCCGTGTATGCAGACTTGTCTCTTCGGCGAATGCCAATAACAATGTCCAACGTCAAAACTTCTGTCGAGCACAACATTGTTTAGCTAGCCACACACAACGCTCTTTCCACAAAAAACATGTTGTAACAAAAATCCCAAAATGGTATCAAAATACACGTTACCGCTTTTGTGGAAAAAAGGATTGTATTTAATTTTGTGGTGCAATTCTGTATATTCTCGCTTAAACAAAATCAACTGGAGGACAGTTTTTAGTTCCAACACCTTTCCCGTGGAGTTGGTCTCAAACACCTTGCGAATCGCTTGGATTATTTGGTGGGTCAACGTGTATAGCTCATCGTTGACAACACACTCTTGTGTGCATTTGACATATGTAATATGTGGTAGCGAAATTGCAGGGTGGAGAGGAGGCGAGGTGCTAAAAAGTGAATCATAAATAGCTAAAAACGCTCGTGTTCCCGTGGGGTTAAACGCCGAGGCAGAACTCACAGTCTTGTATGGTTTCAATGTTACACTGTGCGGCAGTGCGTCAATCATCAGATATGTAAAAGGACACGCCATCTTAACAGCAGTAACTAGCTCAATGCGTTGTTTTAATCCAATTTGTAGTTCTGGTCGCTCCGTCGCAGACAACAAAACTTGTCTGATCCAATCAACGTCAAAGCAGTTAACTTCCTTGAGAATGTTAGGCGTGTGAAACAGCTTGAGCGAGACACATATAGAGTTGATGATACATTCTGGAATTGACTTAAAAAAAATCTGTATCATTGTAGATCCAAGCGGAGTGTAACACAAAAAAGGATCCAAGCAGTTGTGTTGAACAGCAATATTGTGTATTTTTTTTTTGCACAGCATCAATTTACCATTACTTAAAGTGAGCTTTGCTAACTTGATAGTATCTCTAGTCAATCCTGTTATAAAATACAATTCATAACACATTTCATCAGTGACTAGCTCGCTCCAATCTTTAAAATACATGGCGTATACCAATCTGTTAAATCAAGCATACAGTCAAAGTTTTTTTATGATGACCCAATATAATGCGGCTAAATATCAACACCAACCATCGGAAGAGAGTGTTTCTGCAAATACTCGGTCAAACGCTCTTTTGTTTACAGACTATAGACAGCAAATGAACGACCAGCTTAAACAAACACAGCCTTTTACCCATGCTCTCTTAAGACAAAACATTGACAGTTTTCGAAAAGAAGCTCTGTCACCAGTTTCTATACCCAAAACAACGGTGATAACACCCAAGGTAACATCGCCCAAGGCAACATCACCCAAGGCAACATCACCCAAACTTGTGATACCAAAACCTATATTGACACCAACTTTTATTGCACAGCCGCCACCTCCCTTAAAAATAACACCCGCTGAACAAACCTCTGACTTAACTAAAAAACCAAAAAAAAAGAGTGAAGTGCTTCGACGAGGAGGAGGTGTTATTGACAAAACAAAAAAAGTTGAGCCTAAAACAGAACCTCAACTGTCGCTCATTGACGAGCCCCTTTGTACAAAGACAGAGATTGCATTATTGTATCAAACACAATAAAAACCATGTGAAACATTAATTTTGTAAAAACAATCTTTATTTTTAATAAAACAATAAACTGTGATATCTTGTCGAGTGGTTTGTTACAAGTGTTTTAGTCATCATCTTCATCGTCTTCAATTCTAACCTTTTTTACAGGTGTTGCAGACCACATTTCTTCCAGTGTGCTGGTTGCAGCTCGTTTAGCTATTGTAGCACCTTCAAATTGTTTAAACACAAGTGTAGTATCTTCAACACCATCGGTAGTTAAAGGCTCAAGAGTTTGCTTATAAGACAGAGGGTCAGTCATCTCATAGCGATCCAATGCCTGCAACCGTGCAACCACCGCATCATATCTAGCCTGGTCTAGCTCAAACATGTTAATGTCTCCAGAAGTTACTTTATCATCCTCTCCCACTTGTGCTAATAGGGAGTTAACCATAGACTCTAGACTCTCATCTAACACCATCAGCTGACCTCCTGATCCACCCTTTGTCCAGTTTTCTTTAGTTGCACCGCTATAGACACTGGTGTTGTTTTCAATCACAATGCCATATGTCATGTGGCGATCCCAGTCATTTGCAACCGGAGCTAGTGGGGTAGTACAAAAGGTACCAGTTGTTGGAATTGTAACCACTGACATATTGGTGTGAATCAAACAGGGAGAGTTGTTATAGGCAGCCTTGTTACAGATAACAGCACTCATTGGAATCTCTGTTCTAAAGGGTGTCATGAAAAAGGGTCGCAAATAATAGATATTTTTTTGAGACGCTTGATCCAAAATCATAGACCGCGTATCATACTGCTCCACAAGTCCTCTCATTGCCCTGCTCATCTTTGAAGCCAGTGTTTGAGTTGCTGTCACTTTGTTGCGCATCCACTCAAGCCCCATAAAAACATTGCTGCGTGCAAGAGCAACATTGGGGTTTGTTGATCGGTTAAACAGCGCCCGACCCTTAGCGCTGCTAACACCGTGTGTCAATTCAAAGCTAGTTAGAGTTTTGCCACTCTCTTTAACATAGTTAAAGAAAAACCCTTTGATAAATTGCTCACATGTGGATTTACCGACAGAAATTAAAGCTCTGTTGTTAGGCGACAGGTCTAGGTCCAGTGACTCGTCGGCAAGATAATCGCCCGCAAAACAAATTGTAGAGCCAATGGCGCCAAACATGCTTATGCGCATAATGTGTATCAGCCCCAGTGTACTATTGGGTGGCGCCCCCGGTGTCAGCTTTAGCGTGTACTTTACCTTGGCATAGTCTGTAAAGTCAGTGCAAGACATAAACTTGTTTACGGTCGATATTCCTTTGCCAATTTGAGGCACAGCCAGCGATGCATACTCTGTAAACTCTGTGCTGTTATACACAGACCACAAATAGTTGATGGGAAACACCTTGCCCATCACGTCTCTCTTGGTGCCCAGGTCAACATTTTCTCCCTTGATTCTATTCCACTCTCTAACAAACATGGTGTTGCCCTGAATATTGCACACGGGCATGCTATTGTCAGTTTCATTGCTATTGACATTATCCTTTTTTTGTTTCAACACCCAATATCTGTCGTCTATCTTAACGCCTACATCTTGCATGCCAAAGGCCCCAAACATGTTTTTAGCAGTTTTGAGCATGTTCCAGTCGGCGTTTGTGCGCACGTTATACTGTCGCCTCAACCGACTTAAAATTTCAGGGTCACTCATTGTAGTGGTAATTCCCGCAACATCAAACACACTCCATGGAAGTATTGCAATTCTAATCAAAGACTGTAACATCCCAATCCCAACATCACCTTGAAAAAACTTTTTAGCCAATTTTACAAAACTCGGCTGTGCCATTCTCTCTGGGTGCATAAAAAAGTCATCGACCAGTTTAAGTTCAGCCGCAACATTCATGCACTCTTTAACTTGTTTATTTTTATTGATAGCCTCTCTTGTTTGAAACATTTTAAAAAATGCCTCTTGTAATGCGCTCTTGTCAAACCCCAAAACATGTGGCTCCTTGGTTCCATCCTCTCGCGCACCATCCCAGGGACCCACTTCACGCTTATTGTTAATCTCCAACAAAAAGCCCTTAAACACATCATAGGCCATATATTTAGTTGTGGCAGTGACAGTTTCTGTACCCGTCTCAATCTCTCGCTCTTCTTGCCACACGCGCTCCACAAATAGAGGGGTGCAAATCGCCTTTGTCGTCTGTAAAGGAAACACCCCGTCCAAGTGAAGACCGGCAGCCAAAAGATAGGGCACGTCACTCGGATTATATTTCTCCCAATATAGCGTGGTATACACCTGACACAGCTCAAGAAAAACAGTGTGTGGTGTCCACGCTAATTTACACATCAATCTTGCCGTGATAGACGTTTGAGTATTTGCAGTCCCAATTTTAATCTTTTTTTGTGAAATGACACTAGCCAGTGTGTCCAACATTGTTCTCGCCTGGGTTAAAAACGGTGCAGTGTCACTCACGTCTTTAGGCATGTCAATAGTTAAATTATTGGCACTAAAAAACACGTCCTTGTCTAAGGTATCCAAAACACCCTGGCCAATAGCCATTAGCCGGATCAAATCTTGAATCTTGCCCGTTTTTTCCAAAAAGTATCCGAAATGTTCAGGCAAAAGAAGTAATATTTCCTTTGTAGTGTCATTTATAATAGAACACACTATTCTATTTGCAGGTCCCTGCAACACCGGCAAAAAGCTCTTGACATCCATCAAGCTGTTAAACCGCTCCAAATCATGGAATCCTCCAATGACATTCCCGCCGAGGTTCTTGCCCAGTACATTCATTTTGTTCAATTTAAAATCAACGGGTTTATGGTGCCGACTGATAAACAAAAGACGATCTTCAAGTGCTTGTTAAAAATTGATTTTTCAAAAGACGATCTTAAACAACAATTGCCAGACTATAGCAAGTTTTTAAACTTTCAAAGTTGTGATGACTATATTTACAAGGGAGAAGTATATTGGAGAGAGTTTCGGCTGTTGATTTTTCTACACTTTAACAAATTTATCAACAGCAACATCCACTACAGTAAACACATTTTTCAAAAACCGGGACTTCGAGAACAGTGCATCAAACTACTTGAAGAAGGGGGAGAGGTTAACTGGAAGTGGTTTTTACCCAAGATGATCAACATAAACAGGTCAAGCGTCTTAAAGAAGATGTTTCAGCTGTGCAAAAAACAACCTGTGTTAACACCCGAAGCAAACATCAAGGTACAAAAAATTTTAAATATTATAAGACGGTATACCGTTGAAGACCCACTTCACTTGCTACAAACACTGTATCCAGATATAACACAAACAGTCAACCACATATCACTGCACAACAACATCGACCACTTAGATCTACAGCACGTTGCTATAATCTACCACACTCTTAATGCACACATCAATTGGTTTTCTTTTAACAGACGCCAAATCTTAAACACAGGGTTAGTACTCCCAGAGCCGTGTGACTGTGATGTTGTCAAATATGGCTATGACATCAGGTGTTCAAACTGCTGGAAGCTACTCACCGCCAGATCAACAAAAAAACGGGGTAACCCAAAAAATGTTGAAACTTTTTATAGTACAGATACACACACTTTATTGTCTTCGTGCTGTTTTAACCCTGTAATCAAAATACCGCTGAGCGTTGGAACAACTGCTTTGGTTTTTAACACACAAATCAAACAAATCTATCACTTGTGTACCTGTGGCTGCAATGCAATAATCTTTCATGAATCACAATAAAGAGATTTGAAAATTCTAACCTGGTGTAAGTTTTTTCTTATATAATCCATAACACAGTGTTTCTTTTTTGTTTGTGTCACTTTTTTAAAACTCAAAATCACACTTTTGAGAGACCCTCTAAAAAAAAAGTCTAGCGTTCTCCAAAAAACATTTTCGGAATAAAGAGGAAAAAATGTAACGCTCTAAAAAGGCTTTAAGAAACATTTATGTAAAACACTTAAAAATATATATTCTATATATAAGAAAATATATCATATCAGTCATTGTGTTTCAACTGATCTCTAAACACAATTTAAATTATGTTACACTTTTATATTACATTACGTCACTTTATTTTTTCAAGAATAAGTGTGAGACAAGACAATGTGTCATATTAGTGCTGTGTTGTGACTGTTATTATTTTTTAAAACTCAAAATCACACTTTTGAGAGACCCTCTAAAAAAAAAGTCTAGCGTTCTCCAAAAAACATTTTCGGAATAGAGAGGGAAAAATGTAACGCTCTAAAATAGCAAAACGATACATTCATGAAAAACAAAACAACATATATATAACAAATAGCTTTATTTATTAAGAATATCCAGACAAAAATTGCATCAAGTCAATACACTCGTCTTCATGTTTAGAATCAAGTTTAGGTGGCGTAGTTGTTTCCACGGTTGGTGTCTTGGGGGCGCGGTTCACCGGAGTTTTGAAAAAGTTTAACAACCCTTCGTTGTTAAACGGATCTGTCAAAATCTGAGGCGCCACCATTTTAAACATGCACTTTTGCCTATAGTCTTTGTTGACATTGTCAAGTTTCGATGCCTCGTATTTAAAAATTTGAGGTTGAGGGTCAAAGCTAATTCTGCGACAGTGTTTTTGACAGCTAGTAGGCTGTTGAGGTTTCTTTAAAATAGATTTAAGTTGGGTTTTAGCAATAGCTTCACAAAGCACTGAAACGTCTACAACTGTGTCATAAGACTTTAACAGTGCAGTTGTGTTTAACAGCGGCATTTTTGGTGGCAACACAACGCTTTCATCGTCATCGTCCGTTTCTTCGTCCCAAGAGTCACTCCAATCATCAATTCCGTCACACTCATCGAGGTCATTTGGATTGATTGTCCAGTTTAAAGCCATTGTGGTAGTTAATTTTAACCACTTTAATATGTGAATAAAAAATCTTTTAAACAAAATCCACATAAATAAAAAAGTGCGGTATATTAAGTATAATATTGATTTGTAGGAAGTCGCTGGTATTGATGTGCTTTATAATTAACTTCTCGACTATTGTCTTTACAATATATAGTACATTTTCGCACAAGTATTGCAATACCCACAACTATACATATAACAACAGCTATTATAACAATATATCCCAGTGTTTTAAAAAAATCTCCAAAGCTAAAGCCTGACACTCTGAGTGATTTCATTTTTTCATCATATTCTCGTATTTTTGTTTTTAAGTCTTGTAAGTCTCCATCTATGGTCTCAAGGTGTATACTTGTATTGATTGGGTTTATCTGTTCTAATGTTGAAGCTTCAAATTGTGTGAGCATGTCATCTACCTTTATCAATGATGGGAGTTTATCAAACACAGGCGTTTGTTTTGTAACCAATAAAGTTGTTGTAGTTGTGCCTCGAGTAAAAGTTACTTTTTTAAGATATTTATCATAACACATGCCTTTATAACAATCGCCACAAACTATGTTACACGTTGTATAATTTTTTAGACAGTTTTCATAGTCAATATTTGGAATACCTTTTTCACAATAGCGACTTGTACACGAAAGCTTATTTGTAATCTGACCATTGACCATTGACAGTTCATAGTTGGGCCAACACACGGTATTGTCAATAATATATGGCGTTGGATAAAACGTGTTTAGTGTTATTGGGGTAAATGTTTTGGGGAGCTTGTTGACAATAAAAAGTTTAGTGTCTTGATATAATAACGCAGAGACAGTTTGAAGATAAGAAATACCTGGGTGTTCAACCAGCGGCGTTACGCCAGATGGACATCCTGCCATGGTGCCGTCCATTAGAGATTTAAAACAATTGCGTATCATCCCCGCTTTATAGCTTAGCTGAATAGCACCCTGTGTCAACTGATTTGTGAGGCTGATCATTTGTTGGTACCAGCTCTGATATCCAACCGTAACTTTAAATTTTTGGTTAACATCGGCCGCTATATCTTTAATGTCGTTAGCGAGCTGATTAAAATTTTTTTCAATAGATTCAAATTGTTTGTTAATTGAAGCTTGCATGTCAGTCATTCTCGCATTGACCATCTGTGTATTTTTGTCTAGTTTAGAAGAAATGGTATATATAGATTGTCCAATTTCTTTTGTTATTTCACGTGTTGTGTCGAGCTGTTCCTGTAATTTATCTACTTTGGTTGCAGTGTCTATAGCAATACCTAAAGCGGTCACAGACGTCGCTATAGCTACCCCAGCCATGCCAATGGCAACAGCGCCCACAAACTTATCGTCTGTTATACCTCCCGATCCGATCTCATAGATTTTTGCCTTTTTGTGTTCTAGCTCCAAGTCTTGAAATGCGTTTATTAACAGGTCGTTGCTTCTTCTCACGTCACTGATGATAGCGTCTGCGTCTGCACATATTGAAGCATATTTATTGATACACGTTGGGTCTCCAGAACAAGTCACCGCGATACATGTTGGGAGGCTCTCTACTTTATAATTCATGCACGTTGTGTTAAAATTAATATAGTCGATAGCAAAAAAATAATCGTCCATGTAATAATAGATGCCTTCTGGGATAATAATGCCATCGTTTTTTATAACGGGTTCTGTGAAAATAAACTCTTGGTCTACTTCTACATAAGGCAGCCGTGCAATCGATTCAGTGTTTATATCTGCACAAGATTGTTGGACTTTGGGGATAAATTGCACAACAGTACCGTCAGAGCTTAAACCAACAGAATAATCACCCTCGTTTGTTGTTGGGAGATATGTATTTAAATTGATAGCCATGCGAGGTATGTTTGGAACTAGTGTGATTGACTGTTGTGGTGTACCCGGCGTGCATGATGATATGCGTTTGATCGATGCGACATAGATATTGGTAAACGTTTTTAAAGCATTGAACTCTTTATATCGTTTTTGTGTAAAGATGAGGTCTCCTGCTACAGCTGATATCCCCGGACAATTGACAAGGGGCCCGTTTCCGATTTGATAAGATGGCGTTATCACACTCGCTGATTTTACACTGGTTTGATCGGTCCACGTTTTTATGTAGTTGCTCAGTCTAGCGTGTGCGTCATAAGGCGCAATGTCTAAGTCAAAAGAGTCTGTGAAAAAGCGCTTGACACCATAGTCGCGCATAACACTTTCAATTTTGTGTTCCATTGATGACACGTCATCCCATGTAAAAATCATTTGTGTTTTGGAGTTTGTGATATTGGTAAGACAACATTTTTGTAAGGGGTTGTATACACACTTAATTTTGTCTACATATTTTGTAGCCAGTTCACCATATCCTAGCATACCCAACGACCCAAACAGTTGCTCAGAAAAAATATATGGCGTTCCAATCCACTGTGATGTCTTTTGATCAATAATCCAAGAGTGAGCATAAAAGCTCAACCCAAAAGATAATTTAGAAACGGGAACCCTCTTGGAAAAATAGTTCATGACATATTTAAGATATAAATATGCAGAAGGATCTGCACATTCTACTCCATCGATGCCACACTCTGTTCCAATGTCCCACGCGGTGTGACAAAGACGTTTATTGGGATCCCACTCGCCATACAAGTCAAATGTTTGTAAAGAAATGCGATTTACAAGAGGGTGTATTTGTTCTGGGTGAAACAGCACTGGGGCTGGATATCTGACAGGTAGAGAAACACTCAACATTGTCATTGTATCACGATCCATCCACTCTCTAAATTCTTTGAGTAGTGCAATATATTTAGGGAGTGTGTTTACGTCATCTATGTCTGTGTATAATACTCCACCAAAATTGATTTCTATTCCAGATGCTTCATATTTTTGTATGATGGGTATGCAAGATCTAATAAACGCCTTGCGTATGGTAAAACTCTCTACGGTAGATGCCCACATTGCGGTAGTGAGAAACAAGCCGCCTATTTCTAACGTCAATTTTTTTACACCAGCTGCTTTTATTTTTGTTAAAAAATCTTGATCGGGTTTGTGAAAGTCGAGACACACTCCATTTTTAACTTCTATTGGCCCGTATATTATTTCATCACAGTTTTTAAGGCGGTCAAGGCTCGTGTCGGGGATTGTCCATGTTTTGTTACGATAATGTACATTTCGTGAAATTTTACACCCAAACTCTGATTTGATTTGTGGCGTGACATAATCTGTGATACCGGCGATTTTTTTTTTAGAATTAAAACAATAATCTGTTAAACCCAGAGACGTGTAACATCGTTCACCAAGTTGGGCCCAGCACGTTGAGTCATAATCCATTTGACCATTACCAATATATGGTAACAGGCACGCATACCGAGACCCTCGGAGCATTGTTACAGACCACGGTGGGGGTATACTGTTTTGGTTTATTGCTGTAAGCACGTTGATTGTAGCACACTCAAAAGTTTTTGTTTCACACGACTTGTTGTGAAACATTGCGTTGTTCATCACGGGGCTTCCATACAATTTTATTGAAATTGCATTTACGGGTGTTTGCTGATCGTGGTAGTCGTTGCATTTAAACACCACGTTTATACAATCTGAGGGTATCTGTTGAACAAATGGATTACTTGCGCGCATTGAAAATTTTCCCACATAGGTCACGATACCGTTGAGCGCAATTGGTTTTTGGATATCACACCAATAATTACAAGTGCCGCTTTTATCATTTGTTAAGCCACTGGGCTTTGTTAAGACGGCGGTATCAGAATGACAGATATATCGGTGACCGTATTTCATAAGGTGTGAAGAAATCGCAACACCTTCAAGCGTATACCAGTCACAGTTTTTCATCATAGCAATATTATCATAAAAAATATATGAGCTGCTATATACACTAGCTAAAGAAACGCGTGTTAAACTACACATCACTAAAATAGTGACTACGATGAAGCTCCCCATTTTTATTATTCTAACTATCATGAATATACAGGTTAATGATATGAGCCCTTTGCAAGTGTATATTGTCGATACAGGTTATATATTTGGTCAACCAGATATCAACGAAGTAAAAAACAAGAGCATAGTGTTAGATCACACGAGTTTTAAACCTGAAAAACATGGAACGCTTTGTGCCAAGCTATTAGCATCAACTGGTGTGTCGTGTACATACAAAGCACTTGAAAATCCAAATGTGGGAATCATTCAATTTAAACACGCTCTTCAAATATCAACAGAGGTGGTTGACTATAACAGTCTTAACGCTGACCTATACTCTGAAAGTTGGGGCTGTTATGATAATGGAATTCAAACGTGTTTGCAACACACACAAAATGATGCTTATATTACCGCGCTTAGACACTCTGTAACTCGAGGCCGAGACTCTAAGGGCGCTATACACATTTGGGCTGCAGGAAATGGCGGTGTTATTGATGACTGTGTTATGGATCGCTATGCAAACAATCCCTATGTCATTAGCGTTGCTGTGACAAATGCTCAATATAATGAAAATTGTGCTTCGCTCTTGGGAACTGTTGTTTTACCTAAACAACAAACACTTTTATATAAAGACCACTGTATACCTATCCCGGGCGGATCTTCAATGGCTGCGCCCTATCTCAGTAACTTAGTCGTGCGTCTTTTAACACTTAACCCCCAGTTAACATTTCGAGACATACAACACATTTTAATACAAAGCAGTGTTATTGATATGACACAAAGCTATGAGACTAATGGGAAAAACCACAAATATACATCCCGGGGAGGGTTTGGTACCATTGACTTTGACTTGGCACAAGAATTGTGTCAAAATTGGATTTTGGTGTCGCAAGAACAAACTATTCAAATTTCACAAGCTACAAATTATAGTACAACTCACACTTTAATGAGTGAGTGGGTGTCTCTTGCAATATCTTTGACTCCTACAATAACACAGGGAGAAGTTACTCTGAGTGTCACATCGCCCAGTAACACAACTGTGACAATACTTCATAAGCGGCCGTTAGACTATTCTACGACTACCCTGTCTACGTTTTTTCACACTAATAAATTTTGGAATGAACCAACTCAAGGAGCGTGGCTTGTAACATGTCAACAATGTATTTTACACACATGGAATATTACAATCACTGGAACACACATCAATAACCAACAAGACAAATAAAGCTTTGTTAAAATCATCAATGTTTATTGGTTTATTTTTTACACAAAGACCAGTCAAATGAAATTTTCTCAATAGTGTGAGCAGTAATGGGTGAGAGAGCTGGTAAAAAAAATATGTTGGGTTTCTTCAGTCCCGTTTTTCCAAAAAACAGCATGCTCGCATTGATGTGATGTTTGTCTAAAACAGCAGCAATTGATTTCCAAAAAGGAAACCACCTGGTTTCATATTTTGGTCCAATGGTTGAGAGACAGCAGTCAGTCATGACAATTTTGTAGTCTTGTAAAATTGTCTTTGAATCCATCATGCTAACTGGTGTTTTACACCTAGAAAGCTCACAGACATTTTTCAGAGCAAGTTTTTTTAAGTCTTTAGTCCAATTAGTGCTATTGATCATTAGCAGTTTTAAATCATCTAGTGGAAATTTCAACCACCAAAACTTATCCATCATGTCACCGTGTTTTATAGCAAGCTTTTGTAAAAATTCTGCTTGATTTTCTTGAAAAACAAATCGTCCAAAATGGCAATCCAAGACGAGTGTGCTTTTGGAAAGATTGTAAACACTGATGTGTTACATTTTTTTGTTGTGGCAATTTCTCGAGCGTCGATTGATTGAATGATGGTGTCAACATTGGCTTTTAAACCATCGAGCCACATTTTGGGTTTTTTCAGAATAGAGTCTTGAGAGTCGCTTATGTGTCGTTTCTGTAGTCCATTTTTGTGAGAAAAATTAATCGTTGTTTGAATTAATTTTGGAGGCGTGTAATCAGTAAAAATAGCTCCTCTTGTTTGTTTGTTTTGTGCAAAAACAACCATGTTTTTAATCAATGTAGTTGTAGAAGAATCATTTAAAGAAGAATCCTTGTTTGATATAACAGAGTCACTGTTATCTTCATCACTGCTGTCTTCAAAAGTCCACTCCAAATTAAAATCACGAGCCATTGTTGTTGTTTATAAATTTAGTTTAGATTTTTATAAATCTAATGGCGTTTTTTTTCGGAGTTTCTTGAAAATCCAAACCGCGATAGGCGCTTTTGTTTTATAGGCATCTGTTGATTGGCACATACGTATTCATCGGGAGACATGACAATAGTCTTACTGAGTCTCTTTTTTAACACAGGCTCTGGTTTTTGTGGCGGCTTAATAAAATCATCAATTTGTGTATAAATTTCTTCCTCTTTAGAGGTGTTTAAGTCAATTGTGCCGATTGCTCCAAAACTGGTTGCGCCAAAGTCGCTAGTTCCAAAGCCGTTTGTTCCAAAGCCGTTTGGTCCAAAGCCATAGATTTCAAAGCTGTCTACTTTAGCGCTGCTAATTTCAGAACTATTACTGCTGGAGCTAGGGCTAAAGCTGTTTGAGCTGCTTGATCTAGAGCTGGTAGACTCGTCAGAACTGTCTCTGTCTCCCATCTGCATATATATTCCACTGGAATTAGACGCAGTGTTTATTCCCGTTGAACCAAATCCACAGACATCTCGCTCAGTGCGAGACAGCTCACTATATGGCACAACACAGGTGATTGTAGTGCACTGTACAACAACCAATTGTGCTATACGATCACGTGCTCTAATTTGAAAATCTTGTCTTGGGTTTACAATAATCTGCAAGTGTCCTCTAAAGTCAGAGTCGATAACACCAGTTGTTGAATACCGTGTCATGTAGCTTGATCGAGGCACGAGAAGTCCAACAAATCCAGGTGGGATGGCAACAGCTATTCCCGTTCCAAGTGTTGTCGAAACGCCGGCTTTGCAGTCTACGCTAACACATGATGCGATGTCAAGTCCTCCAGAGTGTTCTGTTTGAGCACGAGGCAAACAAACGTCGGGGTTTCGCTCATAGCCTGGGTAGACGCTGATTTGAATCATTTTGCAAAAATAGTTGTAAGCGATGGTACTTTGAATTTAATCTGGTTGACTATAATGTCGTCTTGATCGGTATATGAAGCCGATGTTATATTTTGGTGACCAGATATTTGAATTATTAGCTCATATAGCACCATTATACTCAGTGATATATTAAACAAAATCATTAAAATGTATAGAGAGACAAGTATGATCCTCGTCCATCTAAACTCCATGACAAAAAGATTTTAAACAATAGAGCTATACACACATGTGCTAAAAATGTGTTTAATAAAATTATACAGAGATATGGGTTTGAAAAATGAACTTTAGTAAGCACTTCAAGCAACAACCCACAGTTTATAATCAGGTTAAGCAAAGAAAAGACACCCCAGAATGGATCTGTTGTTCTACACGAGGGTTTTACATATACCAACGTGGGTGTTGAATCAGTTGATAAAATTGACTTTGTGTAATAGATTGATAACATGGCAATTGATATAAACAGAGTATATGCGCACACACAGAGGTGTAAAATCAAAAACAGTTGTGAACATAAAGAGGTTGTAGCATTTCCAATGAGCACACTAAGGTGACATAAAATACATAAAATAACGATACCCGATTTAATTATTGCCATTGGTTTAAACGCACTCTATAGTGTATGAGGTATCTATGATACACAAGTAAATATAAGCTATATATAAGACCCCAAATGGAAAAGATCTGTGTTGTAAAAAATGAGATTGTGCTTATGTACACCTTGTCGTCTTTTTTATAAAATATAAAAAACAACACTAGTGATATACTTTGAAGCCATGTTAAAACTTGTAAAAATAGTTGATTGATATTGTGTTTAAAGATGTGGAGTATTCCGCAAACTAATATTGTTCCGAATACAAAGGTGTAGAGATAGTTACCATGTAATATGTTTAAATATATTAATAAAAAAAATACTAACACGGTGTTTGCACACTTGAGTATATAAAAAAATCGGCGCCAATATTGCAGTTGAAAAATCACCGTTTGTAAAATAGCCTTTTTTGTCATGTTGAAAATTAAGTTTGATAGAGACTTGCTATCGCTAGAACTGAAGACAATCTTGAATAACTATAATGCACTGGACTCATGGAACTACTTGACTTCTGCTAACATAATTTATTTCCCCATAAATGACTGGTTTTTGTTTACGCTAAATGAAAAACATTTAAAGATTCTTAAAATGGCAACGGGAGGACAAGAAGCCGTTTTTGTGAAACTGTTATTGTCTATTGCAGCTAAATCAACGACAATAAAACACCACTTGGATATCTTACAGCCGTTTGTGCGAGATTGTCTAAACCACCCAATCTTTAAAACGTGGACGTTGTTTCAAGATGCTGTGCAAACAAATGAGACTGGAGACATAATTCATGGTATGTGTGTTCAATTTATTATACTCAAAAAATACTTTGAGCTGACAAACCCGGGTACAGAATTTGTAATAGACACCGATGACTCTCTGCAGGGCACTGTGCTTGAACCAGATATAGACGGTATATTATTACCTCAAATATTCTGGCATGACGCGATTTCAGTTTTGGTTCCGCCACATAAAACAAAACTGTGGTTTACGGGATATGTTCCCATATCAGAGTGTACGTGGAAAATGGGCATCAGTCGATTAGAAGTCGTAACCTTTTAAGGGGCCGTGGTCTCTCAAAGCGGTCTCTGGTTATAATGTTGTCCTCAGGGTGTATTTCAATTAGCGTTTTGAAATAATTTGCGTTAAAGATTTTCCATTCACCGCCATAGCTTGTAATCAATGTTTTAGAGATACACTTTCCAATGGGACAGATCGCAAACGTTGCAAACTTGCCAATGGGAATTTTGGCGGCTGTTTGTCGAACCAGCTGCTCTAGAGAACTATCTGTGATAACCGCTCTCACATCCAATCCTGGAAACTCAGCTAAGGTGGCAGGCGGTGTGAGATGGTATGTTACAATAATATAAACAGTTTTGCCGTCAACTGAACCATCGACTCTCTGTGTGAGATCTTCAATATATTTTCCCTGGTCAATAATCAACTCTGCAAAATCAACAGAGAGGTGTTTTGCCAATGTAATCTGGGAGATGCCGTTTTGTGGTGTTACCGCCATACACACTCCTCCAAATTGAAAACAGCTCACAAAGGTTTCAACCGTGCTTAAACTATATTGTGCAAATAGCCAGATTACTTCAGGAGGTTGTGTTTTAGATTCATGCATCCCAGTTCTCGATTGAGCAATGTCTAACAAGATTTGTATGAGATTTTGTGCCGTGATGGGCGCGACTTGATTTTGGCGCCGTGCAGTAATTTCTCGGTAAAAGTATGCCCGAAACTGGTTCCATTTTAACACTAAATCTTTTACAGTGATGTACTTGTGTTTGAGATCGATATTTTTACGATACATCAACGATAGCATTTGTTCATTACCTTGTAAGAGATTTTTATTTACAAGCTCAATAATACGGTTGTCGGTCGTGTTTTGTAGACGACATAGCTGAATTGTTAACTTTCCAGGTGTAGGAGCGTCGCTAAAACATTGATTGCTACTTAAACCTACTGTAGTAAACATAATGGGAATTGCTAAGCAGTTAGTTCAGAGTATAATCTTTAATTCTATTAAGCAAAATAATTATGGGTTAATCCTTCAAAATGAGATTGTAAATAAACCAGACGTTATTATTTTTGATCACATGCTTGTGATGCACTCTATTTGTTACATACCTGCCATGGAAGGAACGGTAGAAGAACATGTCATCAAACAAGCTGTTAAATATTATATGAAATATTACAGACAACACGGCACCGCGTCGACAATTATTGTTTTGTGTGAAGATGGAAAACAGTGTGTGAAACCTGCAGTGAGAGAAAAAAGAAATGATCAAGAGCCGACTGAAGCACTCGTGTTTTTCAAACAAAATAAGAAGAATGTGGCGAGGAAAATTTTGGAACAGCTACACCAAGAATCGGTTGCAACTGTTTACCTCACGGGTCACAGCGTCCACGATGCTGTCTCGGGACAGTGTTTTAGCAAGCGACACGTGAAAAAACCTTTAGAGGTTGAGATACAACTCAAACAGTTTATGGCTACTTGCAAAGAGTCTGAATCAGACACGTTGATGTTTGCATATGCTGCACACCACAGAGTGCTATTTGCACATCATCTCATCATGATTGTGACAAAAGATAGTGATGTGATACCATCTGGCTTGGTGCTCGCCGCACAAAATGGAGGTGAGTTTTTGGGCAATTTGATAGTAGAGTTTAAAACACCAATGCTATCTTTTTTAAAGGATTTTGACAGAGCCGTGTCTGATTTTAAATGGAACATCAAGCCCACTGCAGAAGAAGAAAAGATGTTGACAAAACTTGTTCACTATCCAGATTCAGCGTTTATCAAGCAATGTGGCATGGACTTAGATAAACAGCTGTTTTACATGGCGCTAGACACTGGTAGTTTGGAACCTTTTGAAAGCCAGTTGTTAAAGCTGGAGGCACAGTATTATGCCAACCCTGAAATGATACCTTCGTTGGTTACATTTATCAACTATTGTTGTAAACGAGGGTTTCGAGGACCCATTTTTAGGAGAATTTTGTTGAGACTTGTTGATGACAATCCAGACACGGTTAAAAAAGTGAAAGACTTTATGGCGTCGATAAACATGGGTTGTGACTCATGTGAGCTATTAAAGGCTTTTTTAGGCTCAACCAGTACATATGTAGCAATAAAAACTCCGCGCAAAATAAAACAGAGTGAACTGTTTAGCATGGAGTGTGGCACCATTGAACCAGAGTGGAGTGATGCTTTTCAAACATGTGGCACAAAAGAGATGTATCGTGCACAGGATGAAGCGATGTCGCTCAGAGCTATTCGACAAACAATTGCGTTGTCAAAGCTTTATCTCAACAAACAGATTCCATTTGGAACTTATGGATATTTTATCAAGGCAAACAACATCAGTGGCGTAAAATATGTGCGCTTTGCACCCACAGACAAGACGATGGGTGTGATAGTTGCGGCCATTTTGGCTGGAGCAGATTATAACATGTCTGTCGCTCAGCTTGGTATAGCACAACTGTCTACGATGATGGCCAACTCTGACTACAATGCTTTTTGCAAACAATTGACTTTTTCTACACAGCACAATGGACCAAAGATTATACAGCGGCTGTTGGAATATACGAGGATTAATGCAACGTGGCCTGACAAAAAGGAAATAGACAGCTACTACACCTGTATCTGGAAAACACTGTGTTATACCATTGACACTTGGTGTTTGAAGGCGCCTACTCCATCTCTTGAATATGGCTATGTTACTGTTGATGGTGTGTACAAGTTCATGTTCAACTACCCTGAATTGTTTAAAAAGAGTTTCAAGCTTGGTAAAAAAAGGTATTAAAATTAAAAATAAAAGTGATGGTATAAACTAAAATGACGACTCCGAGTCTTTCTTGTAGTTTTTGTGTTCACGATTCTTCTTTGACATATTCACACACACAATCTAAAGACTATCAAGTCTATGAAACTGATATAGAAATACCCAAGAGTTTTTGTACAGGAGGTTTATTGATGGTTGAAAAACTTCAGGTTGACATTTATGAGACTACATATGGTGTGAGAAACCAAGGAGTATTTACCCTGACAAAAAGCTCAGATGAAGCGTGTCATGTTATTTCTCCAGGTGTAAAGGTAAAAAAACCACTTCCAAGTGTTGCCGAACAAACATTTCCCTATTCAGAAAATACAGGTAAATTAAATTGGGGAGGTGGTATATTGGGCTGTGAACACGCATATGACGTCTGTGCCTTTACAAACATAAAAAAGACAGTGGGGGCGTGCATAAGTAAAATGGACACACTTAATTGTATTCTCAAAGACGTTGATAAAAATATTACAAAACTTAAAACAAGTATTGATACAAGTGATAACCAGTCTACACTAAAGTGTTTTGGATGTGTCACAATGGGAGAAGCTCGATATATGAAGCTTGGAGACACTAACGTGTTGCGATTTCCAATGCACACACCTGGATTTCAGTGTAAATTTAAAGGAGATAATAATTCTTTAATAATTGAAGTCAATCACACACAAAAAGAAAGTGTGTTTAAATATATTGGCGCTTTTCTCAGAGGCTTTTCTACAAACGCTCTATCACCTATAAAAAAAATTGCGCTTGAAAGTCAAAAAAAATTTATTGACAATTTGTTATATAATGAGCCAAAATTATTTAAAGTTATTGAAAAGACATCATTTCCAATTATGGTACAATTTCCAGGCACGGGATGTTATGAAACAATTGTGCCTCTACAGTTAATTGACTATTTAATAGAATATCAATATTTTATTCAGTTTTTGGCCAACACTTTGATTAACACGGATGAAACACCGTCTCTTAAAATGAAAGTCTTTTTAAGCTGTAAACCGATCGTGACGGGAAAAATCTTGGAGTTTAGTTCAAACATCAAACTCACAGTTCGCCAATTTCCTCACAGATCTCCAGACAAACTCTTGGAATATTTAAAAGCTCATAAAAACTTTCCAGACACTATCATAGAAAAAAAAGAACAAATGGGATTGTTGAGTTTTGAAAACATTGTACGACTATGTACTATATTTGATGAATAAAAACCTTTGTTTTTTATGTGTGTGTGTGTGTGTTTTATATTTTTATATACAAAAAAAGACAATACACCAACTGTATATAGTTAACCATTTTTATTGGGTTTTTATAGAGTGTCTCCAATAACTCGCTGAATCTTCAGTGCAAGCTCTGCACAATCATCTGACAGCTTTCTTTTGTGGGGTGACACCTGGGCAGGTTGAAGAGTTGGAGGTGTTTCTTGAGAAGGGTTTGTTTTATATAAATACAGTGGACATTTATAAATGTCACTGTATTTTTGTCGTGGGCTAGACGATAGTTCCACGAAATAGGGATCGTCTTGAGCTAAATCTGTAAAAGAGATTGTAGAACATATGTATCTTGAGAGGTGTTGTTTGACATTAGCAATCTCACACTTGAGATATTTTTTATATACAGTTTGTGCGAGATTATATTCCCAATCATCACCATGTTGGTCATCGGTGTTGTGATCTGCAATACACGTTGTTATAACATCTCCCATTGCATACATGGTTGCGTGACAGTGTGTGAAGGCGCGTTTTATAGCTGGGTGGTTGATGTATTCTGTTGAAAACATTTTTATGGAAGACTGTTGAAACACACACTCGAGGAAATTTGCAGAAATTTTTCCATCTTCAACTTGAACAACCAGAGCAGCTGCTGTATTGTTGAGTATATATTTTGTGAGATCAATTGTTGTGTTTGGTGGAATCTCACACCACTCAGAGTCGTCATAGTCATTAATCATCCTCTGGCGCACGACTTCACCGTCGATGCCACAAAAAGTGCGGTGGATTTGAAACTTGTCACTATTGTCACTATAAATACCCAGTTCTCCAGTTTTTGCATAAACATGTAAAATGTTTATTGTGCGTGTGTCGCTGGGCATATAGTGAACACAGAGAGAGTCGTCTTGAGAAAACAAGCCAACTAAATTTTCCCATATTGTGTTAAACACTCGAGGCTTATATGTTTTATATAACTCGAGCAACAACGTGCCATCAAAGTGAATTCCCGTGATTACCTTGTCTTTTGTTGTAAATCCAGTGATGAGCCGCGCAAGGTCTCTGTTTTTGTTTTTTGCAATGATGATAGTTTTTGCTGTACGAAAAACTTGCACGTCTGATTCAAAATTATTATCTAAAAAATGAGGGTTGTTGATTCTCAGAGTCCCGTCTTCATTTTTGACAATGTCCAACTTTTTGTTTTTTAGAGCACAGTCTAAAAACTCACATACTCGAGTGAGCACACTCCCAGTTTCTTGGTTAAACATTGTTGCCGCACACTGCACAATAGAGCTTGGCAATAGTACATTGAGCTGTGCAATAATCTCAACAACTAAACTGGCCAAACTCATTTCACTCAATGCTTTGAGGCGTGCAATGTTAAGTTTTGCCAAATAGACACCCACAGTGCTATTGGGATCAATCTGGGGAATCGTGGTCCAGGGGGGGATCCAAAGCTCTAAGACGGTTGTGATAGCCAGAGTGAGCGTGTTTGCAATGGCCATGTCCAAGATTTTAAAGTCGTCTCTAGCAGCTGAGCCACCTGACTGGTGTATGGACGGATAATTCTGTGTAAACACTTCAATGATTTTATTTAAAAACACAGTGTGTTCATCTGAAATGCTGCCGTCTTCTGTGAGTGTGTAGATTATTGTTTGCAAAAAATGTTGACGCAAAAACATGCACGACGCCAGCTTGTCAAGTTTGTTAGCCGTCACAGTGTTATCCAGTTGGTAGTCACCCTTAGGGATAAACTTTTTTACAACGGGTTCAGAGCTCATTATAATTGCGCGATCTTTTAACGCGCCTCCAAACGGCGACAGTGTGTTTGTGTTCCAAATGAACCCCGTGTTTTGAATCGAAATAATTTTGTTGCTGTTAAACTTTTGTTTATCATTGTTCCACTGTGTGACATTGTTGTTTGTATAACCCTTATCCAAAATGCACTTAAAGTGATTTTGAATAATGTTATCTTCACGCGAAACCATTTTTTGTTGTTCAGGCGTAAAGCCCACATCGTCCATCAGCATGATTTTTGACACAGTTCGCGGTGTATATTTGAAAGAGGTCGGTGTAAAACTAGACAGTTCTTCAAAAATCTCACCGACTGGAGCTAAAAGCGTCATGATGGCCGTGTTGGTAAATGTTTTCCCATGTCCAGGTTTTGTGTGATTTATCATCAGCGTCTTGTTAATCTTCCACCGAGGTGCTGTGTTGTGCATAATATATGACAACTGAGTTGTTGCTTGATTGCACCGTGTGAGTCCCAGGTGTTCTACAAACAGTTTTTTGATTATGTGGTTTTCAAAAATCCGAGGAGTGACATCGGGAGACTCTGTGTTGCACACAAACCCCAGGTCGAGCGGTTGAGCCATTGTGAGCGCGGGGTATTTTGACTTGTATAGCATGGTCTTGATTTTTGCATAGAGAGTGTTGATTGGCGCAACAGATATCTTAGAAGCATTTTTAATCAAAATGTTTTTAAACAATTCAATTTTTAGCTCGAGAACAACCAATTTATCATTGATAAAATTGGTTTTGTCAATTTCTTCTACGATTCCCTTGATTGCAGCCAAGTGTGGAAAAATCATCTTAAAGCTAAACTTGTCAACGTGGCTAATGTTAAACATGTTTCCAACGGTTCCAGTTTTTATACAATAGTGCATAAAATCGTTGAGCGTCTGTGTTTTTTCACAGCCAGAGTATGGATATCCATAGAGCACCATGGATTCAAACGCCTTAAAGTTGCGTATGTTAAACAAGTCATTGAGGTCGTACCGAAAGAGTAAAATCTCACTTGTGTTTAGTGCCTGTGTGTCAGGTTGTAGCAGTTGATTTATAAAAGTTATTGCAGGTGCATCTTTTATTTGTTCATAGACGGCTTTAAACAGGGGGCTACTGCCGGGCTCAAAAAATTTAGAAAGGACGCTCCAAATAGCAAAATCTGGGTCTATGTTCATTGTTGATCTGTCTATGTCATCGCCCAAAAAATAGCGACCCGCTGCAGAAAAAATCGACTGGGTTGTAAATTTCTCATAGTCGCTCCCCTGTTTGCTATAGAGACACCCATCGTAGCTTGCAACAACTTTTCTCTTCACTTCTCCCGCTTTGTAATTACACGTACTCCAGTCTACCATGTTGATTAGCTCAACTTCTCGCTCTGTAGAGTTTACTGTCGTGTATAGCATTTCTTTGGAAATCAACAACATGTGATGACATATGAGTTTTTTGACTGCGTGGACCATTCTGTCTTTGTATCGTAGAGTATCACTAATGTCATCACTGTGTAAAATGTCTGTCAGAAATGCCACATCGTTAGTATCGCCGCTAATTTCAGACTGTTTTAATAAAAAAATTAACACAACGTCTGATGTTAGAGAACACCTCAGAGGCGGTGAAAGCATTTGTACTTGAAGGTTAACAAACATCTGTTCCATGTAACACAACAACACCTCACCTTTAAATGTATGTGTGAGCCAGCACATCAGTCTTACCAATTGTTGTTGATAGTCTTTCAAATTTGAAAAATTTAGGTCACCTGTTCCACAGTCTAAAAAATCCTTTTTCTCAAAAAATAAAAAAAGAGGGACATAGTTGTCACTCAGCTCAAGTTTGTTTGTGATAAAATTCCATTGCGATAGTTCACTCATGATGAAAATGCACAATTGATTATTAAAAATGGCACACTGTGTTACTAGATATTACAACTGAAATATATTTTTCGGAAAATTGCCGTTGTTTTTCTAGCCATGTTTTTAAAAAAATATTATAAATAATAATAAAAATAACATATGAATATCATTTTTTTATTAAGAAGATGGATTCTACTTCAAGCATTGCTGCGCTAACTCACCTCTTTCCTCAAAGATGTTCCCCAGGGAGTGAGTTAACACCGCTATTTTTTTCTTCTGTTCGCCACATCACAATTGCAAAACAAGATGCGCTTTTAATACACGCGCTCAATCTAACTACAAAGGAAAGTTTTTACCTCCGGATTGTAAATCTCAATTTTTTTATAGTTGCACCTCGCTCTGCTTTGACTATCGGCTCTTTTAACAACTTGGTTGAGAGTGTTGCACCGCGCTTTTTTCATGACTATGTTGTCTACAATGGTGATCTCAAGTGTGACATGGAGGCACGTTTATATGTCGTTGACTCAATAGCGACATACAAGAGACTAGTGTCTGAAGGCACGGCTATTTTAAAACGCTGTGGAGAAAACATGTACACGTATGGCGACTATGTAACAACTTATGATGGTAATACTATTGCGCTTTACAATAATTTATTGTGTAGCCACGTGTACTATGCCAGTCTTAAAGACAGCGCTTACTCTCCGTGGGATTTTACATATGATGAAGCTAGAGACAGTGAATATGTGATGAAGCTGAATACAATAATACCCTTTTGTAAACGAGAGGCTGCGTTTGATATTGAGACTATAGTTCAAGAGAGCGCAATGGATCCCGACTTGTGTTGTTTGGCGTTTGAAAAACACGAGTTTAGTGGCATGGCTGACGCGGTTGAAATGGTTACTGCACTCAAGGATATGGGCATGACTGGAATACCCACGAGTCCGTTCAATGGCATTACACAAAAGTTGCACGAAATTACTAGTATATCGCTGGTAGTGTGTAACTATCACCTCCCTAAAAAAGACCGTAAAGAGCTGATTGTTTATTACAATGCAAAGCTGATTAAAAGCCCACTGCAGGAAATTTCTACAGATTACCTTGGGTTGGATTACAGCAGGATTAAATTTCAAGAATGTAAAAATGAATTTTACATGTTGCTAAAATTCATAAACAAATTAAAAAAGAGTGTTGATGTTCTCTATGTATATAACGCACAGTTTGATATCAAGGTTATCTTACAGCGCTTGGCATATTATGCTTTTTCTAGACGGACGGCCACTTGTTGTAAAACACACTCTGAAATACCACACGAGTGGGGACTCGCGCTACAAGAAAAGTGGGAAAACTTTTTGTCTGCAAAACCCAACTTGTTTAAGGGACAGATTTTCATGGGCTGTGACATTCTCCAAGACCAATACCTGAGGACACTCAAGAGTGCTTTAAATGTGCTGAAGATGCCGGGAGATATCAGTGGTAAGATTGGACTGGCAAAAAAGAAGTTTAGTGACTACTTGCGCTCAAAAGACACTGTGCAAAATTTTAGGACATATGGCTTTACTTGTGACATTATCGACATGATGTATGTGTGTAAGCGCAAAGAATTTGAAGCCAAAGATGGATCTCTGAACACAATTGCGCACTTGATTATCACCAAGTACAATCCCAAAAAAATGGAAGTAAAATCGCGCAAACTCAAGGATGTGACATATGACAAGCTCGATGAATATTACCGCGCGGGGGGTACTAAACTAGCAGAGTGTTTGATTTACAACTTGATTGATTCACAGTTGGTAGTGCGTTTAGCCAAGGTGCTCAAACCCATGGAAGAGTACATTTTCAGACAGCTGGCGTGTTATAACATTGACATTGCCGCACACACACGAGGTGTGATGAATTTTAACGGCTTTATTCAATCTACAAAAGTTGTTGAGGCTTCACGAAACAAGGCTCGGTTGGATGCTGGTATCGTGTTAGCCGTTGGTAATTTGCACAACTCTCTCTTTAAGCCAGAGATAGTTCCCCGGAGAGGCGGCTATGTGATGAACCCACTCACGGGGCTCTTTTTTGCACAACCGTCACAGTGCTTTGAGCTGTGTTTGGATTTTACGAGTTTGTATCCTAGCATCATGTGTGATTTAAACATCTCACCAGAAACAATAGTCAACAAGGAAAATATTGCTCACGTGCCTGACTTCATGGGATATGACTGGTCAAAAATTCCTCAAGGATTTGACAAATACACACTTGTGTTAAAGTTGGACAGGAGTGATCCCAAAATGCCTGTTTTAAAACGCCACTTTTCTGACACGAGTGTATCTCTTAAGCGATACTTAAAACTGAGAAACTATCACAAAAAACAACTCAAGTCTGCGAGTGACCCATTTGAGCGGGAATATCACAATCGTCTACAGGGAGAAATGAAAGTGTGTGCAAACACCCACTATGGTGTGTCTGAACACACGTGCTCTCTCATGATTACAACTCAAGGACAGCATAAAATTAAACATGTAAATGCGTTTATCAAGACGCTCAATCACAATGAAAAAAACTTGTTTCCAAATTATGGTGACACAGACAGCACAATGTTTTTTCACCCACCTGACAATACAGAACAACAGTTGGATGACACTATCAAGACAGACTTTCAAAACGATCTCAGACAATACATGTTAAAAAAAATGAGCACTGAAATGTGCAACTACATTAAAACAAAAGTACAAAACACCGATGTGTTTGTCAACAGCTTTCTTCAAGATATTGAACAGGTGCTGTTAGAAGACATGCTCTCTAAACTCGAGCTCTTTACAACAAAGGGGTCTGCGTTTCCTAGCAAATGTTCAGATGGCATTTGGCGAGTTTGTGATCCAGTGACAGGTGTTTTAATTGATTGCACCACTCCATTTCTAGATGAGATGATTTGTAAACTTGAATATGAAAACGCATCATCCATTGGCTGTCACGTTGCAAAAAAAATGGTGAGTTGGCTTTTTTTAACATCGCATGTATAAAATTATTAAAATAAAAAAATATATATTAGATTAATTTATTTTTTATTTTCCATCCCTTGCAGTATCTGTGTCTTGTACATGAACTGAACAGTGGAGAAATTGTGGACACAAAAATCAAAAAGCGAGGAATGACTGGTTTCAAGAGTTCCAGATTTGGAGCAACAGAAATGGTTACTTGTGATTTTGTTGATTTGATTTTTAAAGGAGGAGTGTTACAAAAAACAGACACTGTAGAACAATTGAAGCCAATAACATGGGACAAGATTTTACAAGGGATGGAGATTATGCATTTTTCAGAAAAACCATTATTTAAAAATGGTATGTGTGTAAACCTCAAGTCTCTTACTCTATATCCATTCAGAGTCGAAAATGTGACCAGAGCTCCGTGCACAGAATTCCCAAAGGCCGAATTCATATACGTCGATCTCAAAGACTCAAAATCAAAAAGATGCTTCACACAGTTGGTGTTAGTGGTAAACGGGTGCGTGTTAAACCACGTTTTTTCATCGTGGAATGTGCTGCTAAGAGAACTCTCTTTTGAGACACTCTCTTACTTTAGAGCTTTTTTTGTCTCGAGTGGCTTTTTTAACTGGAACGACTTGGTTATTTTTGACAAGGTTGTTAAATTTAAACAGGCGTTTATTTTCAATTTGGAAAACTATCACATCTACCCTGGGAAGCGACTCAAGCTACCATACATTACCTTGAAAAAGAAAAAAACTGATCTGTATGGTATAACGGGAGTGTGCAAGGGCATGATTGACTTTCCCACGGCACATGAAAAACAGGATCCCGCATATACCTTTTTTAGGCACTATCCGGTAGACTTGCGCTTGGAAAACATGTTTCGAGATTATTTTGGAGAAGCGTTTAAATACACAAGTCCGTCCTTTTCAACTCCCAAGTACGATCACACAGACGAGCAGGCTACCCATCACATTAACATTAAACACCACATTGATAAAAACTATCTGAATGACAACTCTAAATTTTTGGCCCACGTTGTGATTGAAAAGGAGCTCTTTTCATCGTGCTATCTCCACACAGAAAACCCCAAGGATGACTTGAAAGACACTGTGTTTAACGTTGTTCGAGCAGTCATGGATGCCAAAACCAAAATTAACACAATTGCAAAACATGGATCTAAGCTGTTTTACACGATTTTTAAATCACTGCCACCCGAGATGAATAACAAGACATCGTTATTTGACTATGACATGGCATCTGACACAAATTTCAATATCACACAAACGAGACTCCCGCTGATGTATGGTACACCACAAACGATCTATGACTCTATATTATTAGAGCTCAAAACCATTGTGCCTAAACTTGAAACAGTTGCCACTTTTTCACCTTATGACAAGACTCAGAGTTTTACACGAAAAACACTGTGTGTGATTCCAGTAACGATTGCTCATGATTTAAGCGTTGAGCCTGTGCTAACTTTGATGTCTGATGACACTGGTGACTCAAACTTGATTTTGTTTGCGAGAGGCATCTATATTGCAACTCTCATGAGACACTATCTAGACGGTGAACACTTTAAAATGCACCCACAGAAAATACAAAATGGAATTTTAAGCGAGCCGCCTAGAAAAGCAACCCAAGCACAGCTAAAAAGCTGGTTTATAGACATTGGAGAACAGCTCAAACGGGGACCCGTGAGTGCTCACTGTTCAGGATGTCTCAACTTTTGGGAAGATTGGGGTGGCGATCCCAACTTTATAAACTCTGTCTATGATTTTAAAAATGGATTATATACACGCAAAGTGAATGATATATGCATTTAATGAAACCACAAAACTAAACATATTGTAAATAAAAACTCTGTCTATGATTTTTTTAAAATGGATTATATACACGCAAAGTGAATGATGTATGCATTTAATGAAACCACAAAACCAAACATATTGTAAATAAAAATTTTTATTAAAAAATGTCTTGTGTCAGTGTTTTTAGTTTCTATAAGTGGGCATATATCTTGCCATTCCGGGAACTGTTGCACCAGCAGGAAGTTCATATTGTTCTTCATGGTTTGGTAGTTCGTCTGAAAAGTCTTCTGAGGCGAGCAGTGGGACAGTGTCATATGCAGAAAATGGAACAGAGTCTGTAGATTTTTTTAACATGAATCTCAAAATTATAACAATATATAAAATGCCAAACAAGATAAAAACTATTATGGTTAAAATGGGAGCAACTTCTTTGAGCGCCAAGCACTTTTTTAGCTCAGACACTACAAAAGATAAGTCACTGGTTTCCAAAATGTTTTTATTGCCGGTCCAAAGAGTTTTTGTTTTTGTCATCATGGATAACACAAAATGTTTATACTCAGGGGGTGAGTCTGTGACGTTTGTCTTGTATTGTGTGTTCATGGTGGTGAGCCAGGTATTAGCAGAATATACAAAATTATCACTGACAAAAGATGACCGAGTTCCGACTTCTAGATTTGCAATAAGTTGACTAGAATCGGCACACGTAAAATCTAAAATAGTAAACACCGTGATAATAATGATAAAAAATAAACTCAAGATTGCAAAACTGTAACGTACAAACACATTGTTAAAGATTGTAAGGTTGCGTTTTAGGCGGCTCTCAAGATTGTGCATTTTGTGCAAAAATATGATGGTCAATATAAAAAGAGCGATGATACACATGGTCCCCGTTATAATTGCAATGGTCGTCATGATATCGAGTGATGATCCATAAGCTTGCAAATCGCTTTCATTGACCACAGGGGGGTGTCGATAGATGTATCTATATTGTAACAAATCTAACGACGCATTTGACATCACGAGAAAAAATATCATATAGAGCGTGATGATACCGATATATCCAACAATATATCTTCCAGCTTTGAGATTGAGTAGATGGTTGGTAGCTTTACTAAGACTGACACCGAGCTCATTTGTTTTAAGAGGAATACCTTCAATTTCTCTGAGGACATTTTTTAACCCCTGTTCGAGACCACTAGCCATTTTGTCTCTTCTTCTTAAAAGAATTAGTTCTGTTTTAACAACATGATTCTTACACATAAAAAGTGTATAAAGCTTATTAAAACTCCTCGGGGTATAATCAAAAATTGGTCTTTTGTCACTACACCACACGTAAAAACTCGAGGAATAACCGACGCTATTGCACTCATGTTTTTGGCCGACATCGTGACACACCCTGTGACAAAACGTGTGTATAACAAACAAGATCCAAAAAATGATTTGCGGTTATTTCTTTTTAGAAATTATAAAGGCGTTTTTGAACAACCCGGAGGAAGTGCCAACGACGTGTTTCTAAAAATATACATTGACAGTGTGCTCAACAATAAACTGTTTAACAAATTTAAAACTTTAGTTCCTTTTACAGAAGACGTGTTTAAAAAAACGTGGATCTCTGAAAACATATCGGCTACCATCGGAATCAACGTTGATACCAACATGAAAAAAATTTTTAACAACGATGTGAGCGACATAACTCAGCTACCAATAGTGACAAAAAGCTTGTGTTCTTTGTTGAACAATATTGGTATTTTGCCCGTCAAGGGAGGAGTGATGGTTGGTGAATATGAGCGGCTTGCACCTCATCATTGTAAAAAGTGTAGTGCAGAATATCCACCTCGAGAATGGCGCTTTGTGACTGAAATAGATTTAGTTGGCTATGACACTACCGATAAAACTTGTACTTTGATTGAGCTAAAAACATATAAAAATGCTATCATTCCACAGTATATATTGGCTAAATATAATCTCCAGGCGTGGATTTCTTGGTGTTTATTTTCCATGACATATCCGGGATTGATGCAATACACAAAGGCAATCATTGCAGTCGTGACTCCGGTCACACACACAATTCAACTTTTTAACGTTAGACCACCTCGCGTAAAGAGCCGCTTAATAAAGGTGTTTCCATTTTTGGGGCAAATGTGCTCTACTATGTATCAGCTCTTGACACCACACATGGCATCTCCCATGATCAAGGGTGCATATAAAGCAGCTCAGATAAACTGTGACGGGACTTTAACTTGTTTTCACAGTCTACCGCTCTTAAACCTCGCGCTCCTCGCAAACCCATGACAGAGGAACAAAAAAAGACGAGCGAAAACGCAAGGCAATTTATTACCAGGTTAAAAAGCGCAGCAAAATGTCACAAGAAGATGTTTATGACAAGCCCCATAAAAGAGCACGGCGAAACCCCATCAATGAGGCATAAAAATCGCAAGTCTCGAATGATGGAGTCTCTCTGTTTAAACAACTTGATGATAATTTGATTTGTGTCTATAAATCCAGTCTTAGCCTGTGTATATTGTTGCAACTGTAATGTATCATGTGGGTTATTTTGAGTTAACATGTAATATATAGATTCTGCATACAGTTCAGAAACCGATGTCCACATTGTTTCCCAGTCATCTACAATATCCAATTTAATTGGCGTGTATAAGCTGTCAAATTTAATGTATAAAACATTTTTATCCTTGTCTTGGAATGTAAATGGTAACTGTATGTGTGGTGTTTCAAAATTAAAAAATAAAGGAAACTTTTGAATCATGATATCGAGTTTGTCTTTTTGTGTCTTGTACATTTGGTATTGGTATTTTTTAAAATCATCACTCGAAACAATAAAATCTTCTTTGTCAATGTGATAAAACACCTTGTGAATAATGTCTATAAGAGTGTCTTCAGACAGTTTATCACATTGAAAAATGCTTGGTTTTTCTAAAGTAAACTGACTCATGTTGTTGATGTGTATCCGAAGTTGTGAAAGTGTGTCTGCGCCTTCGATACCCGCTATATATTTATTGACGGCACGAAATATTCTCATTGCATATTCAATAAGAGGATCTCTGACAATAACAATACCCCACTCTGTTAGCCAGGGTGAATATAAAAAATAATTTTCAGTCGTAATTTTATTTAAAAAATAGCCGAGACACGCACCATAGCTCGTTAGTTCATCTTGCAGCATTAAAATTTCGTTAAACTCAAAACAACTTAAAACGTGTGGACTGCATCTGTGTGTACAACCCGTTAGATAAATTTTTTCCGGTAAAATGTTTTGTGCTTCTAAATTCTTCACAATAGAGATGGAGGGGAGTGATGCAAGCTGTGACAACATTGTCATACCCCCAAAACCAAGTTTGTTGAGTATACAAGGACACGAATATACGCCGTATGAATTAGCAGATGGGTTTTATAAACACGTCAACCTGTTTACTAATAACAAAAAATTGACACTAGAAAAACAGAGGGGTGATAAATTAATACAACAATACAAAAACCCTAAATTTAAGGCAGAAAAAATTTGGACGTTGGGGCTAGAAACAGTTTTGAGAATAGAACAAGATCTCGAGCGACTGTGCTGTGATTCTACAGAACAAAAGTTTGTACGGTTTACTGACATGATTAAAGCGGTATACAATTTAATGGACTCTCGTGGAGGTATGCGCTTAGAAATGTTTCAGGTCGAGCTAATGAGAGGGTTTTTTTTGGGAATTGCAGCTAACCAATTTGGGAGTGACTTGTTTAAATACAAACACCGCCTGTTAGACTATTTGGGGCTCGCAACACCAGAGATTTCATCGTTTAATCCAATGTGTCCTTCAAAAATTACGTCAGAATTGATTGATGACATTTTTAATGAGTATGGTAAAAATTATACTCTCGCATTGGCGCCTCGACAGTGTGGCAAGACTGAAATTATGACAATTTTACTAGCAGCCATGATTTCCTTTCTTGACATAGAAATAGTTGTTCAGGCACAGCATAAGGTAATGTGTGAGAGTATATATGCGCGAGTAGCTAGAGTGATTCACGAAATTCAATATTCACCATGGTACCCAGAAGAAAACCGAATCAAGACAATCCATGGAACAACAGAGACCCGTGAATTTATCTACGATGAAAATTATAAAGGCGTCACCAAGGTCCACTTTCTCTCATCGAGCCCAAACGTATGTATATTTTTATTTTATTTACTTTTTTCAAGATGGTTTTTTTTATCATTGTCAAATCGCTCAAGTGCATGACTGTGATTGATACATGTGGTGAGGTTTTTGAAGATGCCTTTGTGTGCTTTTCATCAAATTTTCAACCAGTGACAGCGGGCAAAATACGCCTGTTTTCTCCTGTGCAGCCAGAGATGCAGCTAGTGCTTGAATTTGATTATGTGTGGATTATACAACATTGTGATTTACCAATGCCAGATTCTGAAGAAACGGTGTTTCAATTGGCAAAACGAGCAGGTATGCAACGGGGTAACATAAAAGACGTGTTACAGGTTTTGGTGTTTTATGGGTTTAACCCCAACACACACTGTAAACACATACAAACATATAAATGTGAATCTCAAATTTATAACATGTTATTGATGAAAAATATTGGGATCGCATTTCATCACATAATCTTTAGGCGATACTGTGACCAGTTTGGATTACCCCACAAGCTCAATGAAGAAGTTTCTCAAAAACTTTATGCAATCTGTTTAGCCGTTGAAAAGGAATTTGGTATGTCACTAACAATGACTAGCGACAAGGCTCGCTATGCTAAATTTAGCAGACCAAAGTTGGCAACCATTTTGCTAAAAAAACAAGCTGCATCTCACAAAGTTGTACAACAACCAAGCGCTGAAAAAATTGCTACAGATTCTGGCGACACTTTACAAACATTACCACAGCGTGTTAAACCCGCTAACGTTGAAGTGCAAAAATGTGCACAAGCTAATATACGCTATCTCATTGGACTCATCAACGCCGGTGTAAAGATACCAAAAACTGGAAAATTTTACCGCGTTACGTTACGCCAGACTACGTTTCACACTCTGGTAAACTATTGTCTTAACAAAAACCCAGAAGACTTGACCAAACTTGGACTACCTCTAAGATCTGAGTGGGACAAGGACCCCATTTTACTAATGGACGACTCTGCAAAATCTCAGGGTGTTTATCAATATGTTATCACCGACTACAAATCACTGAGCCTCGCACCACCGGGCGCATACTCTGAGGTTTTTCTCGAAGGACACATCATCACAACTGTCAACTTTGATATCGACAGAAAGGGACTGCCCCTTGATTTTGAGTTGACCGAGGCGAGTCTTTTACAGCTCATGACTGTTTTTTTGCGCCTGTTGCAAATCACTGTCACAGACTATTTTAAGATTGACATTGAGTGTGAAAAATTGGGAGAGCTTGCGCTCTATATTCGCCACAATGCCTTGCCTACAAAATTTTCTGCTCGAATAGTGTGGTTTTTACCATATGAGTTGGTTTTTAGCTCCATCTCAAAACTAGCAGAGTTTACAAACTTGTTTAAAGAGATTATATTGGCTCGAGACAATTTTTTTGTCTATTGGACAGAAACTATCGCAGGTGTGCGCACTAAACACTGTGCCCTCGACTCTAACCCTTTTCACAAAAACAAAAGCTGCCGACTCCCAAACGCTACAAAGGTTACAGACTCTGGCATTGGCCAGTTTAAATATATCAAGTCTTACAACAGTGCTATAATAAGTGAACAAGACTATAACACAATGAACATTGGAATTTCAAGAAGCCCCGTGTTTTTAAACAGACCATCTCTTGGACAACCACACACTACAAACACAGTTTTTTTGCTAGAAAATAGTTTAAAGCTGTCTTCAATAACAAACGCGCCAGTAAGCTGTTCGGGAGTGGCTAAAGAAAGGATTGACTGGTATCAAAAATTATTTGAACAATTGTGGGGTAGCGTAAAATGGACTTTAACTTCACAGGGCAATGTCCGATTTAGTCCAACATACCCCAAAAACCACACGTGTTTGGTTCATAATCGAACACACCACAAGTCTTCTTTTTCCGTAGTTGTTACCGAAAAGTTTCTCTATCCGAGATGTTTTCACAGCGATCCTGCCTTTATACAAATGCCACCCGGGAGCTTTTTACACTTGATTGAACAAGATGGAAAACTCTTACTCACAACAAGCCTCTCACACTGAGATTTTTGATGACTATCGTGTTATCAACACTCTCCGATTTACCAGCCTTGAAAACAGCAAAGACGACAAATCGGGTCTACCTCCCATCAAGCGTTTTACAAAAATTTTTGACCGCTTTAAAATCCGACGCGGCGCACCTGATGAATTTGCACATTTTAATACCTACCTGACGATGATGCTATATGGCATTTACAATTTTGACATGATTATAGCCAATATGGTTGATGTCGGTGTTCTTGGTATGTATGGCTTTAATAAGATTTTGTCAAAAACCTTTTTTAACTATGCCATTGCTTCTACTGAGTGGCTTTTAGAGTCAATGGATATACTGTTTTCTTTTTGTGCAATGGTTGCACGCTTTCCAATTATACCTGAACAAATGCTAGACACCACATTTTGCATCTTGTGTCTGTATGAAACAGATCACTCTTTTGCCAATGCAGAAAACAGATTTAAAACAATGAAGTGTTCTCATTTTATTGAAATCCACGAATTGTTTTATCACATTCCCGATGTCATCATTGAAGACTCTATTGTTGACACAAACGTTGTTTTAGAAATGCCACTGGATTCATATCATGCAGATATCGCAGAAGGTCACGATGTCCGTGAGCTGACTTTAAAAAGAGACGGCGCAATAAAGAGCAGACACGATGGTAAAATAAATAACTTTCTTAAAGTAATGTCCAAGGTCCGAGAACGAGCCATGTTGACAAAAATGGAGTCAACAATAGACGAATATAAAAAAAAGCTGTCTATCACACAAAAATCTAAACACCTGTTTCATGCAAAAAAAAATTTAAATATATCTGCAGCTGCGATTATAAATGACTTATTATATGGTCAAACACAGAGAAGTTTGGTTTTAACAGAGATTAACAAGTTGACAGTCTTTAATCCAGAAAGACAAACGCCTGAATTGTTGTTAAAACTTAAGCTAAACAATGCAACTGACAAAAATTTAATTACACCCATTTCAACAACTTTTTATTCTACCGCCATTCCACCAATTTATAAATATCAACACAAATACAATTTATATGCACATCGAATCATTTTTTTTAAACACATGGAGTCTGTTGGCTTTTCTAACGACATGATAACTTCATTTCAAGAAAAGTTAAAAATTGTTGATCTCAAAAAAATTGTTGGAGTGCAATTTTCTACAGACAGTTTTCCCGTCAAAACCAACGCCGAAAATTTTCAGTCGCTCATACAATTATATTGGGTAATTGCAAACATTTTTACGTTTATCACCATATATGACAACAAAATAAAACTGTATCAAGCGGACAACCCAACCATTGACTCTCAAAAACTATCAGATGGACTCTATCTCTTTAACACAACCATTGGATTTAAACATACAAGCACACAAGTCTATGGACAAGTTGTCGAGTGGCACAACCTCCTCTCTCTGCTCCACAGCTACGATCAATTGTTATCGGTTAGAAATTTTGAATAATATGTTGTTAAACACCACAATGGAAGAGTGTGCTGAGTTACACGTGTTAACAGTGTTTTCACCTCTTGTTGCTTTTTCTAATTTTATATGGGAACACACAGAACGCATAACACATCTTAACTATTCACTGGATAACCTTGGAGATCACCTGTTAAAAAAATTGAAATAAAAACTCATATACTATTTTATATAACTTGCATAATTTTATTTAATAAAAACATTTCAATAAAAAATATTGTGGTTTGTTGTGATTTTTTTCTTGTTGTCAGATGAACATTAGCGATGCTTGTTCATCTTTTTTTCTGTCTTCAAGCCAGCGCTTATATATTTCCAATGCATTTAGATCATATAGTTCTTCACTACTTATAAGTTGTTCATAGTGTGCATTGACATAAAACAAAAATCCAATGGGTGGATAATTAGTGTCTGTCATTGTTGAAATTTGTACAAGTTTTTTGTTGGTTACATCCCATGTTATAACATAGATTGAGCGCTGAAACAGTCTCTGTGCCATTGCTAACACAGTGGCGTTACCATACACATTTTTTTGTCGCAGTTTTTCTACAGACTCGGTGTCATCTCCCAAAGCCCAGTTGTCAACCTGAGTTGCCATATAATCTAACACATGATTTTTCAAGTGAATTGCAGATTTTTTATAGTTAAAAATACCCTTAAGTGCATAATATAAACAATTTCCGTCTCCAGGAGTTGGAACACGTTTTAAACCGAGGCTCCTAAGTGCTAATTCTATTTTTTTACTTCGTACATTACATCTAAATTGATTTATTCCAGTTGCCTGATCAACATTAGCCATGATATCAATACATTCCTGTGATGAAAATATAACTCTGGTTTTTGTACCTCGATGTAGTTTGTTTATTTCTTGCTGAGGGTCCATTTCATAATATGGTACATGTGCCATAATATCATCGTCACTGTCTAGCTCCTGTTGAGCATATGTGGCAGCGCTTGGATTGTCAACTACTTGGCCTTGTCTTCTATTTATTTCATCGCTATAATTGCCTTGGTTAATCAATGTCAGTGATTGTATCTCTGCAGTCAATTGTTCAATTTTGTGAGTTAAATTGTTACAAATAGTTTGAGATTCATATAAATCAGTTTGGGCTTTTATAAATTTGTCAGTGGTTTCTTTTAAAGATTGTTTATATTCGTCTTCTGCTTTTCTAAGTTTTTTAAGATATTGTGTGTTATAAACGTCAGCCTGGCGCTCCAACTCTTTTTCTAATGTGTCTACATGTGTTTCTTGTGCTTTAATTAGTGCATCTGTTAGACTTTGTATTTTTATTTCTTGTGTTTCTATTTTTTTTAATAGAGATGTGTTTTGTGGAGCTGTTTTTAGTGTTGTAAGCTCTAGTTTAAGTGTCTCATTTTCTGTAACAAGAATATCACGCTCACTTAAAAATGCATTACATGCAAGCTGTAGTTTGGTATGTGCTTCAGTATCACGTTCCTCCAAGTCACGTGTATGTACACCATGTAACATTTTTATCTGTTTATCATGGTCTTGTATAAGTTCTTTAATATACTGTTCAAGTTGTTTAACTTGTTTTAGTGTATTTTCATTGTTTTCTTCCATTTGTTTAAGCTGGTTTTTATAATCTGTGTTCATATTTTTTATGGTGCGTTGGTCCCGTTGTTGATTTTCTAGAATAAGCTCTTCATATTCTTGTTTAATATTTTCAGCCTCAGTTTCCAGAGTTTGTATTTTTTTTAAATAAAATTCATTGTGTTGTTTTTCTTTGTTGTGTTGCTGTTCTTCAATTGTTAGTAAAGCGCGTGGTTTGGTGTCGTCAATGTCGTCATCTTCTTCTTTTTCTGCTTTTTTTAATTCCAATTGAGCGATCCTATTTTTTAATTCTTTGTTTGTTTGGTTTAACAAATTTATCGTGTTTATATAATGTTGGTTTGATAGTTCTGGTTCTAATGAATGTATTGAAGCCATTGAGTTTTTATCATGTCCAATGACTGTGATTTCACTCTCATAGTCTTCGTTGTCCCAGTGATATTCGCTCTCTTCAGCGTCTACATATTCTTCAGTTTCATCATCACCCGTTTTTTTAACGCTCATTTCTTTTTGAAATAGTTTCTGTTTCAACATATCAATTTCATTGTTTATTTCTATAGTATTTAAGTCTTCAAAATCGCTATGTGATTTTTTAATATTGGCGTTTATGATATTTTCTGTTTGGGTTTTTATCAACTGTTCTTGAACATTTTTTAGCTCGAGCTTGAGAGTATCTAGTTCATGCTGTACAGATTCTGTGTCACCAATTTGTTTATAAGATGCCTCTAGTTGTTTGCTCAAAGTTTTTATAATGTCATTTTTTTTGTTGAGCTCCTCTAGAGATGTTTTATTAACATTTACAGCTTCAGTTAGTGATTTTTTTATGATCAACATTGCGTCGTTGTTATTTTGTGTTGTGCTATTAGATACAGAAGATGTTTCTTTCATATCGTCATATAAACTCAATTCAGATTTGAGATGCTCAATGTTAATTTTTGTGTCTTTGAGCTCTGTTTCACACTGTTGTAGTTTTTGTTTATACATATCTATATAACCATTTTCTTTGTGTAGCTTTTGCACCTTTTCAGTCAATTCATCAACCTGTGTTGTACTGTGTTTTAGTTGTCTAAAATATTCTTCTGCAGAAGATTGAGCGTGTATATGTTGTGTTTTCAAGGCGTCGATTTTTGTTTTTAGAGTCTCACACTGAGTGTTTGCCTCCAACAGCTCATTTTGTGTTTTTTCTAATGTGAGTATGCTTTGTCCATATTGTGTTTGTAGTGTTTTTACTAGTGTTTTTTCTTGGTTAAAGTCTTGTTTAAGAGTTGTGAGTTTTGTTTTTGTAGTCTGTAGCTGTGTCTGTAAAGTTACTATTTGTGCTTTTTCTTGGTCACACTCTTGTTTAAGGGTTGCTAGTTCTGCAACTGTACTTTGTAGCTGTGTCTGTAGAGTTGCTATCATTGTTTTTTTTTGATCATATTTTTGTTTAAGGTTTGTGAGTTCTTGCTGTGTAGATTGGAGATCAGTATTTGACTCGAGTTTCTCAGCTTCACGTGTGTCACCAATTGATTCATTTTTTAAACGATATAGTTCTAGCTCTTTTTCGTCAATTTGTGACTGCATATGTGATAACAATATATAGTTTGACGATCTAATTTCTTTTATTTCATTAGTTTTATTTGCAACCGCTGATCGTAAAGTTTCTATTGTCAGTGTGTTAAGTTCACATTTGTTTTTTAGGTCATGTAAATTTTGTAATTTAACATCTTTGTCGTTACACTGCTGTTGCAATTGTTGTGAAAGGCTATTAGATAATTGTAATTGTGCCTGGAGGTTTATAATTTTTTTAACTTTATTATTTAAAGTGTGTTCTAGCGTAACCAACTGTTGTTGTATTTCTGAAATCTCCACGGGCTGTGTTGCAGGAGGCTGTGTGGCGGGAGGCTGTGTTGTGGGAGGCTGTGTTGTGGGAGGCTGTGTTGCTTGAAGCAAAAGCTCATCATATTTTATTGTCAAGGCATCATATGATTGTTTTATAGTGTCACGGTGAGCTCTTATTTCTCTTAAAGTTGCATTGACGCTATATAATTTTTTTTTAAGGTCATCAACCTCTGTTTGTAATGTGTGTAACCCATCGTCGTCATCAGTATCGCTACTACTACTACTACTAGCACTTTCATGTCTGCTGCTGTGTATACTTTTTTCTGTAGTTTCAAATATACTGTGCAAATAATGAGTAATATCCCAATTGAGATCATTTATGTCCAACCCTTGTTGTAAATTGGCGAGTCTCATTGAAATTTTTTCTTCTTTTGGTAAATTTGTTTCAAACGCAGTATATTGCCCCGTACATATTTGCACAAGTTTGTCAACGGGTATGTTTGTTTTATTAGTTATAGGCCCTATGTATGGAGGGTCGTCTAATTGATTATATAAAGCATCCATGACTTTATGTGTTGCTGCAAAAATTAATTTTAAAGGATCTGTCCATGACAATGCACCGCTTTCTTCAAACATGTATGGTGTTTGCAGTTGTAAAAGCGGAAACAGAAAATGGTTCATTATTTTTTTTACCGGCTCTGAAATGTTTAGCCTCTGTGCAAGCTCAGCGAGGTTTTTATCTAATTGATCATGCTTAATATTAACACCTCTGATATATACCAATTCTTCTTCATTGACAAAACCAGTATAGTTGACATTGCCCTGTGACAAAACAAATGTATTGTCAAACAATGAAGACAGTAGCTCACTTGACACTGTGGTGGACATATAAAGAGGATACATGACTAAAATAATCCAAATGTATAACACATAGGGTGCAATGTCTGAATATTGAATTTCAGTTATTTCATTGTGGACATTTTCCACACTACCCAATCCCACAATGATAGAACTCATAGTAATAACAAACCCCAAGATTTGAACAGAATGTGCATCCCCCCTAGTAAAAAGTTTGTGATAACCCCATCGTTTAAGCATATATAACATGCGTTTTAAATGAACATCGATGCCTTTAACGTTGATATATACTCTAACACATTCTCCCAAGAGCTTAACAAAAGTTTCATCTGCGTCTATTTTTTTATATATCTTGTTGTTACTATATGCTATCCCGTGTCGTCTTATTCGATGTATGATATACAGGGGATGTGTTTTTACCGGTAAGTTTAATTTGTGCCACAGGGGATATATGCTTTTATATTTGCGTAAAAAGCACGGCCAAAAATAGCCATTACAAAAGCTTATGTGGTTTTGTAACGTGTTGGTGATTACTGGAGCTGGGATAGCAACCGTTCTAATGTTTAGGTCGTTTAAACCAATGTGTATCAATGGATGTCTGTGATTTGATAGAGTATTAGCTTTTGTAATATGGTCAAAGCTATCGGTCAAAAAAGGAGACATTGTTATTTTTGAAATATAACGACCCCGGTTTTGTGGTATAATTGGTAGACGGTGATTATAGTTTATTTCTCTTTCTCTAGAAATTATTTGAGTTGATGCTGTTATTGTATTAGAAGTGTCTAACAGCACGTTTAACGCAGTTACACTGCCCGCTTGAACTGCCGTTGAAATTGTTGTCAGAGATTTGTTTATATAGTTTTCAACACTCGTAAAATAAAAGGCTAACCCTCCTCTGGTTTCTTCATCAGTAAACCTCAACTGGTCAACTCCGTTTATCAAATATGTTCCAACGACAATCATATCATGAAACAGTCCAGAGTAAAGTTGTTCCGAAAAGCCGCTCACAAACAGTTTACAGATATAAATGCGTGTACTGTTATCAGCTATTTCATTGGGAAACGCTAAAACAAAGTCAATGACACTTTCTAACACCGCAATCATGCTAATTTGTTTTTTTTCTGTTATTATGTCAGCAAGTGTGTTGCTATTGTTAACACCACTCTGTGATTCAACAGGCCACACTGTTGCCATTAGTTCACAAAATGGACCAACAACTCCCATGCCACACATGGGATATATATACTTGCGCGTGTCTAAAACACGATATAGCGCACCTCCCAGAGCAAGTTGGTTAAACACCACACCATGTGTTGTAACATCTTGAGTAGAAAAATAACCATATTGTGTGTCAATGTATAACTCGAGGTTATAATTCAGTGTGTTAAAAATGTCTATAATTAGATTGTTTGTACTGTCTTTCAGTGTTTGTAATATTTTATAAAAACACATCCACTGTTCTGGTGTTCTCAGTCCTCTCAAATAACTATAGTTGACAGAATCATGTGTTGTATAATATATACTATAGCCAGTGTTTTTTATGTCAATGAGAATGGGCACACCGTGTGTTATTGCATCGGTAGCACTATCACCATCATTCCACCCAACCGCTGTGCGTATCGCCGGTGAAATAATCACTTGGTTAAGTATAGGTATTGTCTTGGTTTGTTGTGTGGCATGGCTCCGTGTTTCCAGATATTTTATATCGGGAAGGTCATCAACCGTTTGTAGCGCACGTAGGTCTTTAACGGTTGTCACTTCTTCTATCGCCTCATTGAGGTCCATGAGTCAAGTTCACGCCTCGATCTGAGCGTTGCTATTGTATCTAAAAGTGCAACCTTTTCTTCTTTTAACCCCTGTATGATCTTAGTTAATATTTCCCCTTCAGATAATTTTTGTATCAATAAATCTCTGTCGATACTCAAATATCGCTTAATCTCTTTTAACCACTGAGAAAGTCTATCTCGCTCAAACCCCGACAGTGATTCTAATGTTTCTAATCTATCTTCAATAAACACAACCATGTCCATACTTTGACTATATGGTTTTTTTAACACCAGTTTTTGTTTAAGAATCAAGTCTTCAATAGAAATACCTTCTCTGTTTTTTTTTGCAAATATTTTCCAGTGTTTTATTTCATAGTCCCACACCTGTGACAGCTTTTGCAAAATTTTAAATACGCGGTCTTCTTCTTTTAAACCCAAGTTTATTTCTATTTTTGTTGGTTCTGCTGCTATAGTTGGAATAACTACAGTTGTGCGCCCCATGGCTTCTCGGCGCTGTGCTTCAAACACGCTAAATTTAACAAAGTCATTTCTTGATGCGCCAACTAAAAACTTTATATCTGGGTGATCGATCGTTTTAGCTTGGGGATAAATATCAAAGAGCGTTTTTAATGACCAGGCAACCGTGGTTAATGCACCTATGTATTGTTTTTCAGTGTGTTTTTCAAAATTAGAAACAGGCACTGTGCTGTTGTTGTTATTAAAAGATGGTGTTTGAACAGATTCTTTTAAACCGCTTAATAGTCTATCAACGTCCAATGAGACATTATATGTAATTGCATTTTGTTGTTGCCTGTGTTGATTAGGCATGTTATACACATTTTCTCGGCGGCGATCTCCAAAATAAAAGTCTTCCTGATGACGATCTCGAGAAACATCTTCTCGACTTCGAGAAAAAGCACCTTCTCTTCGACGCTCTTCTGGAGGAGACTCTTCTCGGCGACGCTCTCTAAAAAGAGAGTCGCCTCTCTGTAATATAGTTCTGTGATCTTGTATTGACGATATTGAGCTTGTGCTTGAACTACTGCTACTAGACCGTCTGTGCGGTTGTAGCGTAAACAAGTTGTCTCGTGGCTCATCTGTCCTTGTAACCCACGATATAGCGTCTTGTGCTGTTAAAATCGATGTGGGTATAGTGGTAGCGACAGTATCAGTAGATTGTGATAATTGACGAGGAACCACCTCTATCTGTGTTTGTGCTAATGCAAACTGTGTATTAATTTGGTCTTCTTCCTCTATCTCTAATAATGCATTGTTAAACGCCGTTTCATCAATGTCTAAAGATATATCTGTAAAAGCAATGTTTAAATTTAGCGCATCTTCTATTTGAGCAAAAGCCATGGATTATTTTAGCAACAGTGATGTTTCTGAAGATGAATGCGTTTCTTTAACAATTTCTACGTTGTTATATGACGCTAAACGCAATATTACACGAGAACGCTTGTTTAAAAATTTTGGATGTTCAACAAATATCACAGGTCCGGATTTTGTTATATCACCTCCCTTGGTTTTAAAAGACTATAAACCGTGGTTAATATTTCCACCAGAGGCTTTGCCCACATATGAAAGAGTGTCTATGGTAAACGGAGTTACAATAATCGACGCTATAAACCCCCTTGGTTGGATTGAGTCAACAAACACCGAACTCGCCATCCCCGTTGTACCAACAGATTGTTGGAGCGTGTTTAATCTAACACAACACAAGGCATTTGATAACACACAAACTTTGTTGTTGTTGACGTGTGATCAATGTGAATCTATTGGTTATAAAAGTCTCAAGTGTCAATTTGACAATATGAGCTTTGAGACAGCGATCCAGCGACCATCGCCGTTAAACATGCCTTTCATTACATATGATCGAATCCCAAATTTATTTCGACTTATTTCAAGCTTACCGCCAGACATATACCTCAATGTGTGTGATTTGTCACAAAGAGACTTAAAACAACTTTGTTCACTGTTTTTAGGCAGTATTGGCGACTGGAGATACACTCCTAGAAAGCTATATGTAACAAGAGATCAGCTACTAGGCATTAATTTAAAAAGACTTGACCGCCTAGAGTCGAGCGTGTTATTGCCTGCTCAACTAGGTTTATCACAAGTTATTCATTTTAAAACATCTTTTCCCAATTTGTGTTTTACTGACAACTGTATGAGCGCAATTGTCGATTCACCCGCTGGGATTGTTATTCACTGTGACCAAAACCACTTGTTCACTTTTAGGGAAAATAAAATTTTGAACATCAACCATGCGCGTCTTGAGTTACCCTCTTATCGACCTTGTGTGGACGTCTCAGAAGATGCTGTGCAAAAAATTATGCACATAGAAGCGCTTATGGGCATCATCGACATTGAAGTTTTACACAATGCGGCCGTGCCACAGATTATATATTCTACAGTGTTTTTTACAATAGTCGCTGATCCAGACATGCCGCGTTATACTTGTGTGACAAATCTTGAGTGGCGCATAATTTACATTTCTTGTTTTTCCATTAAGACTGTTTTACAATTGTTACATCACATGTTGTGTGTGGTGGCACTAGATCCCAGTGTTGTGTTTTTTCTCAATTTCCAAGGCTCGCAGAGAGAGCTACTAAATATAATTGAAATATTCATCTGTGGTGTTCCAGACACTGCCCAAACAGATATCAGAAAGCTGCCCATAAATTTTAAGATTAAACTTAAAAACACATATCCGGGAATGACTCCCCGCAGGCAAGTTGGTCGTCACCCCATTAAAGTCGCCATTTCAGAGTGGAAACTCTCTCACACACCTCAGAGCAGTAACATTATAATTCCAGCAACACAAACAGTAATACAAAATTCTATTCAGTGTAATTATACCACAGTTGTTAAAGTTACACACACACCATATTTTATCACAGTTCCATCTTGTATCAACAACCAAATTAAAACAGCGTTAGCTTTGCGATATCATATGGCAAACAACAACATTTTTTTAGCACAAACTTCTAACCCCAATGCACCTCTACTCGCTATCACAGACGTCCCCCTTGACTTGCGCGGGTTTGCATTTCAGCGAGAAGACCCCATCAAACAAACGATTGACCCAAATAACTTTATCACAAGGCGCAATGTTATTACAATGAACAAGGTTGATTTTTTAGAAGACGCTCATGTCGCGGCAGTATGTGCAAACTTATATTTAGGCGTAACTCTATGCGGTGAAGCGTTAGATGCAACTTGGACAGATTTAAAAGACCAGTATGTGATTGAGCTAAATTTAAAACAAGTTAGTGAATGTGACGACAAAATCAAACAAACGATCAGTAAAAGGTCTAATTTTTATAATATACATTATGATGAAGCGCTGCCAATGGGGTGGCTCTTTGGTCTCTTAGACCACATTAACATTTCATTAAAAAATCCAACAGAGTGTTTAATGCATTTTTATAAAGCGATGCACCCCGATTTTATACGAGGTGTAGGATCTACAAAACACTTTGTGGCCCACGAGTTTAGACCGTGCTCAACTCCGGGGTTTATTGATGTAATATGTGCAACCACAAAGATAGTTCACCTGGGCTCAAATATTTATATGCTCGTGCGCAATCCGTCTTCTAGTGCTAAAGATGTAAAATTTGCGCGACAGGGACCCAATAAAGATATTATACGCTCGCTCTTCCAAACACACGACTATCTTGAAAGATACACCCAACTTTTTGGTCCCGTGTATGTCACCAAAGTTACAAAACACCGGGTGATGCTAAACGGGATGGCGAGAGAAGTTGTTGTTTTAGATCGCGTGATGCCAGACCGACGCACACCCGGTACCATGTTTTATGTCAACATCAAAGGCGTCGAGTACTGTCTGCTCACCGTCGGGTTTTCTCCGCTGATTATGATGGACGATAGAGTTGCGTGGGTTGACTTAGAAGCCGTTGGCGTCGTGGTGTCTGGCACTGGAAATAATTGGGTTACTATCTCAGAAACGTCCGGTAAGGCTATTTCAAAACCGAGCTATGGGGTACACTATACAATCACACGCAGAGAAACTAGGACTGATATCTTGGAATATGTCACACCCGATCCTAAAGAATATAAAAAACACAGAGAAAAATGTATCGGATATCGTGATGTAATCAGTGATCCCATTTTTCAAGAGTTTATTCAAATAAACGCAAGTGGTGTTTCAACTCCCTATGATGAAGACAATGGCATTGAAGAGCTGTTTATAAACACTGCATTTGTGAGCTCAAAGATTGCGTCATATAAAATAATACCAGAGCGAGGCTATGTTCCTTCTATGGTAGAAAAGAGGACCATGCTACCCGGCCCTACTCTGGTGGCTTCGCTCAAGATGTTTGACCCCAAAACAGAAATTTCCTTTACCTATCCTGTTAAGACCTGGTATCGTGACATTACTCTGAGCACACAAGACGGATGTTTGATCAAATGGCTCACTGTATTACAAATTGTTCAAAATATGCCCCAGCCACTCTTTGATAAGGGCATATGCATTTTAGTTAAAGACGAAAAAACTTTGTCAGCGCGAGATCGAGAGATTCAACCCGGTGTATATATACGCGAGGGACAAATTCCCTGGATAGCTGTCATTACTGTCACTGATTTGCGTTTATTGTTTGGCGTGCTTTTAACCGCAACACACACATCTAACTATATTGAAATTCGACCAAAGGTGGTATGGGTACAAGATTTAATTGTTGAGTTTGTGCTTCAACAAGCACCTCTGTTTACAGACCCTAAGCGCATTGTTTTATGGGGTGTTCCTAAACCATTTGACACTGACATAATTTTGGGCCCATTTACGTTAAAAAACGTTGCAATAAAACTTGACGTGCCAGTGTCGTTAAAACGTGCAATCAAGTCGTCAAACCCCCCTCACGTTAAGTGGGTCACAGATGACAGCTATGACATTTGTATCACAGAAACTCATTTAACTTTTGCTAAAACGGGTGCTAGTGTTTTTATAGACAGGTTTATGTTACACAATTTAACTAAATATATTCTCGAAAAATTACCGAGCGATATACGCTTAACATATATAGATCCAATCAATCCAAGTGGCAATATTACAAAGCCGTTTTGGTTTGACACCGTTTTTAACCCTCTGACTTTTTTAACGAGTCAAGATAACGTTTACTTGTTAAAAGCAAATGAACTAACCATTCAACAACCCTTTACTACAGCTAGTAGTGTGATTGACATAGTTGAAAACTATACAAAAAAGGATTTAACAACAACAATAGACTTGAGTCAGGTTATCACGCTAGACAATTATAAGTTGGCCACTTTTTCTCAGTTTACCACTTCTACAACTCTCCCCAGAGAACATTTACATTATAACACCCAGTCTGGTTTATTGTGGTATAATTTAAAACCAAATATTTATATCAGAGTTATTACCAACATCGATGACATAACAAAACACGGGATTCGTGTCAATATTGGCACAACCTCTTTAAGCAATATTGCCAAATATGAAAGATGTGTTGTTAATAGACCAGTGCAAATCTTTAAAGAAATTTGGTTTTTTCACGGACTCGGTGGCGAAGAGCCCTGTTTCTATATTAAAAATGCGTCACACATGATGAGTGTTTGTGCTGCTATCAGGTTGTTTATCACCACTATCACATCTACCACTCTTTCTTTTAGAGCTATCAATGTTATACTCTTGGGTGACCACTTAACCACTGACCACTTGATAACACACTTGAGTAAACCTCTCGCTTTTGACAATGTCCTCAAATCTATACACGTTGTTTACACCCCCCGACCACAAAACATTGACAAACAATTACGCCCAACAGAAATAACAGAAGAAGAAAAAAACAACGTCTCAAAACACTTGTATGAGCTTAAAACATCTTTATTAAATTATAAACCAATGAACAGTTTTTGGAGAAAAAAAATTGAAGAGCGTCCTCTTGCACACGACAACAGATGGATTGGCACCGCGTGGCTCGTGTTACCACCAAACACCGTGATAGATTGGTTGCTTTCACGACAAAATATGCTTCAGTGTACCCGGTGAACAGACATCTCTTCGAGAGCATTGATGATTTCAGACCCCCAGACAACAACTTCTAAAGCGCGCACCAACTTGTGATCATATATTTTATTAATAATTTTATCAAAGCTTGTAAATGCACTCTGGGTCACATAACTACTCTTGTAAAAAAAATGTGAAACCAATAGCCCTCGCGGTATATCCCGGGGTTTGTTGAGTAACTTTTGAATACATAAAAGAGGAATTAAATAAAACCCGTTTAAAACTGATTTTTTGACATTGTCTTCAGTCATTTTTTTAAAAATATTAATAAACGGCTGTAGCTCGGGGTTGTAGAGAATACTCAATAACACTTCTGTATATTCATAAGCCAAAAGTTCCACATCTTGTGTTTGAGCTCCGTGTTTGTTTGCAGTCCACCATTTCCACACTGTGTATTTTACCGGTTTCTTTTTTATAAAAATAGATTGAGGCGAGGACTGGTCTGTGACAATGTTTAAAAAAGCAACCAGCGGCGCAATAAATCCAACAATAACTGTTTTGCGATGCATGTGATATTTTGAAATTTTTAGCGCGACATTGGGACACGCCGGAGTCCACCCTATATTACCATCATACATAACCGCTTCTTTAAACTTTTGGTCAAGGCCGCGTGTGAGTTTACCTGCAAAGTTTGACATCTTGAAATCTTCTCGATGTTCTTTTTTTGCAAAAACACACACGCCGTCTTGGCCGTCAATCTTTACTCTTCCCCACTTTAAGTGTTTTTTGAGTCTGCTGCATGTACCCTGTAATTCTAAATCACAAATGTGTGCAGTAAAGTGTTTGGGACAAAAATGAACTGTGTTACAGTTTAATTTTTGAAACAGACACTCTGCTCGCAAACACATAATTAACCCGCTGTAAGAAAAATCCAAGTGTGGACCTATTGTTTTTAACATTTTTTGCTTTTTTTGTTTGATTGTATTTTGTAGGCTGCGAGGGGACAGATTCCAGATTTTGTCCTCGTCGATGAGGCTGCTTTTGTCAACCCCGCTTCGCTGCTGAGCCTCCTTCCACTCTTGGCTGTCAAAAACAGAAAACAGATTCACATTTCCTCGCACATACCCAAGTCGTGGGTTAACAAAGTTGGAAACATTATGGCTTGCGATGGGAAACGTGCTTTTCATGTAATCAACCAACGGTTCAAGTGTGACGGCCATACTCAACTCCCCGGGATGATGTGTCCTTGTGCTGCCATCTTTTGTCCAACTCATATTAGTTTAAACAACTCAATTCAAGAATTAATCAACAATATAACTCCCGGTGGTTGTGAGGTTGAGTTGACGGGAGGTGGAGACAGTGCTTCGTCTATTTTAAAATCTGATACCGCATATCCATTCACCGAAGACTTGGTTAGACAATTCCTTGCAAATACACTTCCCAATCCAGATACCGTAAAGCGATATTTTATTGCAGTGGACCCA